ACCAGTCGGTGCGGGTATCCGCATTCCGGTAAACCACCGTAGGGGGATATTCCGCTTTTGTGCTGGTGGTGTTGGTTAACATTAAAACGAGGTAAAGGTTACCGTTACGGTGTCTCCAGGACTGACCTGGAATAACTGCGGGGTGCGGCATGAGGAGTTACCAGTGTAAAAAAATTGTGACAAAGGTCAGCTGCGCGGCAGTCGCGAGTAAAGTAATACAAACAACGCCGAGCAGATAACTCATGACTAGCCTCCGATCACCGGAGCCAGGGTAAATGTATAGGACTCCGGATCTAAATCCGTAACGGGGCAGACGCCGGGCGATGATTTTCCATTACGGTCCCAGGTTGCCGGTATGCACTTTCCATAGGGATAGCGCAGCGATTTTATACCGCTCAGATCAACAGGCCGGGGTGCAGATGGTGATAGCTTTACGGGAACGAGTACGCCGCCTTTTACGCGCATACATTGCAGGTTTACCCAGTAAGTGGGGCTACCCGTTTCTTCGTGCCAGCTCATGCAGGCCTGTCGTCTGACAGTGTTCAGGCAAGCATGGTATGCCAAAATTACGATTATTCCTATTGCGGAAAACCAAAAAGCCGTTGTATAGAAGCGGCCAATCTGAACCAGCGTTACACGGCTCACGCTAACCTCCTGAAATAAAAAGGCCCGCTCGTGGCGGGCAAGCAACTACTACAGCATTTTGAGATCACGAATACCGCATAAAAAAATGCCCTGTGGGTGCAGGGCGAAGATTGCAGTACCGTTTTTTACTGGTGTTATACACAGTCTACCGCACTTTAGGAATTATCCTAGCGGTGGCTGAGCGAGGCGGGCAATGTACGCATCGAGCTCTTTTTTCGCGATGATGGCTTCGCCTTCGATCGCATCCCAGTCGTCGGGGTTCTGGGCACCCCGAAAGCTGTCGTCTATCATGGCGTCACGGTAGCGGGTAATACGCCGCCACAGGGCTGCCACCTGTGCTTTGGTGAGTGGCATGGTCACACCGCCTTCCACTTAGCTTCGATAACCTCCACCGCATCCCCGCGGCATGGGTTATCCAGTTTCATACCGTTTACCTGCCCATACTCCACATCGACATAGTCAGTGATGTCTTTGTCGGTGGCGTGGTCAGGCACTTCAATTTCCACGGTTACACGAATGGTTTTCACTTCGTCACCTTTTTCAGCTCAAGATTTCTGGTTCGCATCGTTGCCGGCCGGTCGCTTGCACCTGTCAGTACCAGGGCAAACTCAATTGCGTTCATCTCAACCGTGATCGTCTTGCCCATGTCAATGCGTATCACGATACGCACCACGGCGTGGTCATCCAGGCTATTGCCCGGGCGGCCGATACTGATTTCAACGGGTTCCATTCTTCCTCCAGATAAAAAAATGCCCCAACGATCGGGGCGACGGAGACAAACTACTGCTTTGTTGTTATTCGTTGCGGGTGTCCATGTGAATGAGTCGCCCGAAATGCACGTTCGCCCGTGGGTTATCTGCACAAATCCAGATGACCGGGAACGGCGGCTCTTCGGTGATTTCACGACACTCCAGATCCGAGAAGACTATCATCAGGTCGGGCATGGTTCTGCGCGCATGCTCGAAGACGCAGTCCAGCGACGTACCGCCGCGGCCGTGGAACTCCAGACCGGTAAACCGTTCGTCGTCGGTGAACGCATACTCATCCTGAATACGCGTGTCGAAGGAGATGATGTTCGTCACCTTCGGGGTAAAACGTTCATGCACATGCCGCACTTCTGAGTTGAAGCGGCGGATCTGGGCGTCACTGACGGAGCCAGAGATGTCCATGTACCAGTTAATCTGGCTCAGGCCGTCACCAAACTGCGATGGCAGATAGAAATCCGGCATATAGCGGCGGTTTGGCTTCTGCCAGGAGTAGTCGTCCTTGATCAGGTCGTTCATGTGATTTTCCAGAATCGTCTCCCACGGCAGCTTAGGATTAAGCATTGCGTCGAGGTACGCTTCCAGGTCACCCGGGATGACGCCGGCTTCCCTGCCGGACATTTTGGAGGCCATCGTTGCCTTCACCAGGGTTGCGATGATCTGATTCTCGATCTCCTGTGGTGTCGGCTGCGGCTTAGGCTGCTGACCCCCCTGCCCGTCATTCTGGTCAGGTTTGTTCTGATCGGGATTCGGGTTGCTCGGGTTATCAAGGTCCGAGCCCATGCCGCCCATATTTGACCAGCCGGAACCGTCACCGGGGCCATCAGGCAGTACGTCGTAAATCTGCTCTGCAGACATGCCGCGATACTTCTCATCCACCAGGCCGAGGTTGGTATCAAAGTGATAGCCCAGGTCCTTCAGCATGATGTTGATGGCGTAGTCACAGGCCGCGTTCCACTTCTCTGGTTCGCGGTTGCCCATGCGCAGCGGGTGCAGCAGGCCAACGTGCCAGGCTTCATGCGCCAGCAGCGTTGGCCGCATTTCCTTTGAGATCTTCGCGAAGAACTGAGGGTTGATCTTCAGATAGTGGCCGTTGGTACACGCCGTCGGGATGGACTCATCCCAGGACATTTTCAGTGAGAAATACAGGGTGCTGATGAACATCGCCCCCTTCTTCACGAACAGGCCCATCTTGGCGCGATCGTACATCTCTTTCAAATCTTGCATCTCAGTCTCCAAAAAGTTTCAAAGTGAAATTAGTTCAGGTATTGCGCCAGCTTTTCCAGACGGCCGTAAACGTGCTGGTTACCGATCAGCGCTGCTTTACGGGTGGCAGCCATGCGGTAAGCCACGACCTGCATTTCCACATCCAGGCGATCCAGGAACTGGGTAACGGTCTCTGCGTTCGCTTCATTGAGATGGTCCGCAACGTAGGTTGCGATCGCATAACGCACGGAGACTTCATCCGCAATGTTCACTGTAAGCGGTGACTTCACGATTTCTTCGATGCGCGGCAGGCTCTGGTAGAGCTCAGCAAACGCGATGAATTCCTGCGCTGCGCCCTGCCCCACAACGCCTGCGAACAGTGGCAGGTCTTTGATGCTGATGTCCTGACCGGTTGACAGGCGGGACGCAAATGACCAGGTGCGCGGGCACGGGAACGTCTTGTCCTGGTGATCAGGGCTGAAGTTGTGCAGCAGGCTGGTTTTATAGTTCAGGAAGCCGATGATACGGGCATCGATGCCATTGCCGGCAGCCCATTCAGACCAGTCTTTCAGGCTGACAGCCAGCTCCAGGTGGATCAGACGTGACTGCGTTGCTGTTGACAGTGAATTCACGATCGCCTTATCAGAGGCTTTGTTACCGGCGCAGACGATGTGGACGCTCGGGTGCAGCTCATGCTGGCCAACCATCTTGTCGAGCACCAGCTTATACGCTGCGGCCTGTACGGCGCGGCTTGCAGACGGGAACTCATCCAGGAACAGCAGCCAGCCATTACAGCCTGCCGGCAGATCGTCACCTTTGACCGGGAAGGTTTCCATCGGCACGTAGCGGGCTTTGTCGCCCTGCACGTTCGGGAAGCCCATCAGGTCAGTCGGATCACACTGGCTCAGGCGCAGGTCGATGACTTTCAGTTTCAGCTCTTCAGCGATAGAGCGCATGATGTCGGACTTGCCGACACCCGGGCTACCTTCAACGTAAGGAACCAGACCGGCACCTAACACGCGGATGATGGTTGAACGCAGGGATGAAGGGTTTAAGGCTAAATTCATGCTCATGATTTGTCTCCAAAAAACAATAAACGGCCGAAGGCCAGGGAAAAAGAAGCGCTGACATTACGCCAGCGCTGGATTAAGGGATGGCCCGGCTAAGCCGGGAACCAGAAAAAAGGATTAGTGGCGGCTGGTGTTGGTGCCGCGCAGAAACAGCTCCAGATCGGACACATCCATGGAGCTCACTTTGCCAATCATGTCAGCCAGCTCGGCGGCCATTTCATCCGGCATATCCGGGAACAGCGTTTTCACCGCAGCAGCGCGTGACGCAACTTCTTTCTGGCTCTGCTCAGTGATCAACTGAGCGTGCTCTACAGCCCCAATCGGTAAGGCCTGTTCATGACCGTGGCTGCCTTCCAGGACAAACCACTTATTGGTCACCGCAATCACGCGGCCGTTGAAGCAGTCATCCACGCCTGCGACGTGAATGTGATACATTTTATTGATTTCTGGCGCAAATTTTTCTGAAGCGGTAGCAGTAGTTGTTTTCACGGTGATCCCCGTTAATGGTTAATTAGTTGTCATACCAGAGGATGATCCGCATCTCTCTGACATTCAGGTGGTAACTTTCAGCGATGTGCGTGAAGTTTTCGGTCAGCTCATCGATCGCTTCTTTGGCCGACGGCTCCATCTTGCCCATCAGCACGTTAATGTTGATGGCTTTCAGGGCATCCTGCAGTGCCTGCCAGCTGACCCAGCCTTCGGTGTGGGCATCGCTGTCCCACCAGGCATGTTCTGCCTTCACCTCCGCACTGGCGTCTTCCGGAATGCACATATCGGCATCCGGGATGATTTTCATGCCCCAGTCACCGCGGACACCGGATAACAGGCCAAAAAGACGGTAATCCCTGCCACCCGTAAACGACCGGGTTTTCGGCAGATGCTGGTGCGTTTCGCCTTCATCGGCTTCTTCGAGTTGTTCAGCGGCAAGCCACTGACCATTGACGCGCTTTTCTACAAAGGTATGAATGTCGCAGCCCATAGCTGCCTCCTTAAAACAAAAAACGCCGGGCTATAGGAATAATCCTAAAAGCTCCGGCGCGGGTAAACTAAACACTCTTCAGGTAAAGAACAAGTCGGACCAGTTAATTAATTCCGCTGTGACCGAATCCGCCTTCTCCGCGCACTGACGGCGCGAATTCCCCGACCTCAGTAAACTCAGGGATGCCGACCGGCACGAACAGCAGCTGCGCCACGCGATCGCCACTGTTAAGCGTGACGGTGTCGGTACCGCGGTTCCACAGGCAGACTTTCAGTTCGCCCTGATAATCCGCATCGATGAGGCCGACCAGGTTACCCAGGACGGTCCCTTTCACGCCCAGACCGCTGCGCGGCAGGATCATGGCGCACCAGCCCGGGTCACCGATGTTGATCGCAATGCCGGTACGCTGCAGTGACTGCCCGCCCGGCGCCAGGGTAAGTTCGCCTGGCTCATCGTAATAAATGCGCAGGTCCACGGCGGCGGACATTTCCGTGGCGCGCTGCGGGACGGAAGCTTCGGGATGGAGAATCTTGATCTCAACAGGCAGGTGCATAAAATTCCTCTAACAGGGGTAAGTGCTGATACCAGGTGCTGGTATCCGATTCATTAATGGTGTTGAGCATGACAGCCAGTTCGCCGTCAGGCTCACGCAGGTCGTACATATCGCGCAGCAGGTAATCAAGCCCTCTGCAGGGATATGGGTTACGCATAAGCGAAACGATCGGGGTCGTATAGAGAAAGTGGTTAGTCGTCCCAACCCACAAGATACGGACCAGTAAAGCGCCGAGTGTCATAAAGTTTCCCTGCGATTTCATAAGCGCCGGCATGCGCAACATGGGTAAAGGTACTGTGCTGATTGAGCCACCAGGGCGGCGCCCAGATGTGCTTGTGCCGGTTATAGCGGCTCGTCATGTAACCGGTGTCATAGACGATTTTTAGGATTTCGCCTATAGAAATTGTCATAAGTATTACCTCACACTTTCTTTCCTCACATTTCACACTTATGAAGTCATACACCACAAGGGATTTTTTATGATCACGATTGTTGGATGTAACAAAGGCGGCGCGGCAAAAACAACCACAGCGGTAAACCTGGCTGTAGGCCTTGCCATGCGCGGACTGGACGTGTGCCTCGTGGACGCGGACGCGCAGCGTTCGTCGGCCCGATGGTACGCGACCAGGGAAGCGGCGGAGCTCAAACCAACCATCACCCTCGTAGAGAAACGTGAGAACCTGTCACAGACCCTGAAGAGCCTGGACCAGCGTTTTGACCACGTCATCGTGGACGTCGCCGGCCGCAACTCGCGTGAACTGATCACCGGTTGCACCGTCGCGCATCAGATCATCGCGCCCCATCAGTGTTCACAGCTGGACCTCGATACCCTGCTTGAGCTTGAGGAGCAGCTGGTGGCCATCCGTGACCTGAACCCCGATCTGAAGGCCTACTGCTATCAGAGCATGGCCACCACTAACCCGGTCATTCGCGGCACAGAGCGCAGCGAGTTCCTGGGGTTCGTGCAGGAGATCGAGGGCATCATCCCTCTGGAGTCCACAGGCTGTTATCGCAAGGTTTACCGTGACGTGATCCCAGAAGGAAAGTCAGTCCTGGAAACCGAAAACGAAAACGCCCGTAAGGAAATCATGGGCCTCATTGAGGAGCTGTTCGATGTTAAATAAGCCGAAACGTGAGATCACGGAAGCTGCTGCGGATGCCCTGGCCAGACGCCTGGCAGACCGCAACTACGGGGAAGAGCGACCGGATGATACCGTGGCGCGTACGACTATCTCGCTGCCAAGGTCTCTGCTGGTTCAGCTGGAAGACCTGGCCATGAAGAACAAGCGCAACGGTATTGAACCGAAGAGCGTGAGCGCCATTGTGCGTGAAGCGACGGAAGCCTATCTGCGTAAGTAATCTGTATGAGGTATGAAATAACACTTAATAAGTAATATTTCACACTTCATACATCTCAAATAATACCCCGATCGCTGAGTAAATATCCTGACCCTCCAGACGGTATGCCTGCCAGACCAGCGTGCTAAACCACGTGGGCGGCCGGCACCAGGGATGCTCATGGTAGTCCTTCGGTGGGTGTGGGCTTACGCTGAACAGCTCATTCAGGACGAGGAGTATTGAGGATTTCTGCGATCGCATCATTGATGGTGTGCCAGAAAAAGTAATTTCCGCCATAGCCCTGGGCATGGTAGGGCGCGTTGACCCATGCGGACATCTGATTTCCTATTGCCTGTACGCAGTCGGGTTTACCCTCCCACTGGCAAAGCCGTATGATGTTCCTGGGTTCCTGCAGGTAGACTGCCTGCGCCAGTATGTCGATCAGCCGCATAATTCCCTCAGATAGTCGCTGGCGTTCGCCGTGAAGCCCGGTACCGGGTCGGTCATAATGCAGGCCTGGTACCAGACGGTGAAATGCGCTTCCTGCTGCAGCGCGGTCAGGATGTCAGTCAGGCGCGCCATAGACTTTCCCTCCGATCACCTGCACCAGTTTCATGGTCTGAAAGACCGCGTCGTCGTCGAAGTTATTTTTTATCTGCAGACCGACCACGGCCCAGATATTCTGGTAGGTCGGTTTGTGCCGCAGGAACCAGAGCAGATCACACAGCTTCATAGTCGCATACCTCCTGCAGCTCCCGCACAAAGCGCATGTAGTGATGCGCCATCTTGCTGCCCAGGTACTCCGTGATCGGGCGGAACCAGACGACGTTGTAAGCTGGTTCATTGCCTTGCTCGTCGATTTCGGCCAGGACATCCAGGATTTTCATCATACCTCACACTTAATAAGTCATAAGTAATACTATTGGATATGGAGTTCATCCAGCAACTCGAAGGCATCATAGAACGGCTCAGGGACCGAACCGGTGCTTTGCTGCCACATCCGGCACAGGCGATTAAATATAATCTCATAGCCGTACTGGTCGATCTGCCACAGGAAGTACGTCAGTGACATTATTCACCCTCCCGGGATAACTGGCACATTTCGTTCAGCAACATCAGCAGGTTCACAGACTCGTCTCCGGATAACGGCACTAAGATACAGACGAAGCCGGAGAGGTCATTCCCCAGCAGGGACATCAGACCGAGTAACCGCACATTGCCTCCACTGCTCGCATCAGCATCCGTGCTTTCCACTCGTTCAGCTTGTCAGAGTGGCCTGGCTCAACCTGGTCCATTGCGTTGACTAAAATCCACCAGCCGCCGGTGTAGTGCGCCCGGCCGTGCATGTGCTCTAAAACGTTTACGATCCGCATATCGCCTCCGACATGGCCAGAATTTCGAATGCCGAACTGCAGGCACCACGTACCTCATCGCGACGGAAAAGCCACCAGAGGACTTCTTCTCGCACTCTGAGGTGTTCAATCGAGGTAAACAGGCTCAGGAGCTCTACGAGGCGCACAGAGCCTCCAGCCACCAGATAAAGCCCAGGTTTGGGACGGCATCGACAGACAGTCCGTGAACGAGGCTGAAGCCATCCTCGCACTCATACCCGCATATCTCCCGTACCAGGTTAACGAGTTCCATCTTTCCTCCAGTTGCCACCTTGCCGGCAGCACAGAGACGTCTGAGGCACGATCACCGGAAAGGTGAGTGCCCGTTCTTACGCATTAAATGCGGTAACCATTATCTGGAATCATTTGTTAATACACAGCTTAAAAGTGCGCACTTCCGAAGCGCTGATCGTGCATCATGCCGAGGTAATCCATCTGCACACTGGCAATTAAACTGCCTGCTGACAGGGCTTCGCGGACTGCCAATGCCCATACGTTTGTATACGCATCGACGTGATCAGGTTCATCGAGCATCAACAGGATCTGACACATTTTGTAAGGTTGCATAAAGGATCTTCCAGATGATCGCAAGATCTACAGACGTAAAAAAGCCCCGTGACATAATCACGAGGCTTAGTTACATTGTCTTTCGCAGGTGCTTGCTAGGAGTAGTTCGGTTCCCCAACCTTACTGCTCTGACCTGGATGACGACAGCTCAACTTCATCCTAGCAAGCGCAGGAAGGCTTGTCACCTCCGGTGTATTCCCCAAACTCAATCCAGACATTAACTGACACCTGCAACTAAGACTCTCAGGTCTTTGCCCCGGACTCCGACAGGATAAACAGGCTATCTGTGATACTGGTCCCAACTACCATATGTTGGCTCTGTCACCGTCTCGCTGTACGATAACAAGCACCTGATAAAGTGAGAGTTTTAGCTAAGTTGAGAATCTCTGCTGGCTTAAAAGACAGTGACTGTCGTGGTCACTTCGTTCCCCGTTTGTTGTGTATCACAACGGGGGCATTAGGCACCCTTTTGTCCAAATTAGGAATAGTCCTAAAATTACTTCACACTTAATTTTTCATAAAAAATACGTATGAAGTATTACGATTTTTGACCACTGAGTGCCTTCACGAATTCCATCATCAGGCTGGGCGAAATATACCGGTCTACCTCCCGGACCATAAGCTCCCATATTTGCCAATAAACGACGTAGTTCGGGTAGTTGACCTCGGGATCGTCTATCTCGGTAAGCAGATCTGATATGCGCATCAGCTTTCTTCCCAGCGCATGAGCCAGGAATAACAGCTGCTGACTCTGCCACCGCCCAGCGGGCCAGTAACGGCATCATTCATCCAGACGGCAAGATAGCGCTCGTCGGTCTCACCGTGTTGCATGGCAATCAGGATGTCAATGACGTGCATATCTCCTCCACAAATCGCATGTAGTTCATGTCCAGGGTAACATTGCTTTCCAGTAGGGCAGTACACCAGACTTCGTTATAGCCGTAGCCCTCCTGCTTAAACAGGCGCAGCAGTTCGAGTATCCGCATTCGGAAGCACTCCGGAAAAAAATAACGCCATCCCCTAAGGGATGGCAGTTGGATTATTCGATGAAACCAGCGTACACGCAGAACAGGCTGAGCAGAAACACCCCGCCAATGGCCAGGGCAATATGATGTCTTTTCATGAAAGGGGATATTCCGCTTTGAGGATCTCTTCATGCAGGTCGTCCGACAGCTTGGCTACGGTGATGTTGCTGCCGGTAATCTGGCTCGCAATATCGCTCATCATGCTGCTGCGCGCAATCTGGGAGAAGATTTCGAGGTAATGCCAGCGAACCCAGTTCATGTAGTTCGGGTGACACTTGAAGCAGTCGTGCACGCACACCAGATGAAACGGATTGTGCTGGCGCATTGAACTGAGCAGGCATTGCAGCTCCAGGTGCTCGTCCGCGCTGAGGTGGCCATAGTTCTGATCATCCAGATACTCCACCAGCACCAGGCTCATAAAGCCGGATTTGCGGGTGCGGTTCAGGATGCGCAGCAGCTTCTGGTCACACAGGCGATCGTCACGGGTACCGCCTTCCAGCCATGACTGCGTCTGCAGTCTGGCGACTGCATCCTTGTCATAGCTGCAGCGGCGGCCCATTTCACGGACGACCAGGGCATCCACAGAGTGGGTGACGTTTGCCACCAGGCTGATGCCTTTCTCGGTGCCGGCATTGACGTAGTGCTCGATGTCGATCGGCATACCGAGGAACTGCACCGCGGTGGAGACCTTGTCCATTACTTTAATTACAACATCCCCGCCGTCTGGCAGGGTCCAGGAATGGTCCTCTGCGAACGGCTGCCACAGCGTCTGAATGTCGTCACGCAGGGCGCGAACCCCTGGAAGGATGGCATCCTGCATTTTGTAGAACATGTCCAGCGCTGGCGTGCCGTCGCCGAATGCGGATTTAGGCTGCGCCTGTGATCCGTACATCGAGGTCATCAGGGCGTTTTTGACCACCTTGCGAACCAGCTGGCCAACCACGTTGAGTTTCTCGTTCATCCAGGCGTAAGCGTTGGTGTAAACGTCCTGGCGTTTCTGGCCGGTCAGCCCGCAATTACGCGCTGAGATTTTGCAACCGGACAGGGCAGCCAGGATCTGAATGCCAGAGGCGCACGCATCGTGGCCAACCATGTAGCCTGAAGGGACACCCGCCAGGGTGTCACGCCAGGCGAGCACACCTGCAAGAAACTGAGCCGGTTCCTCTGCGTCACGCACAAGGGATTCCAGATGATGCTCATTCTCGCTGAACCAGTTCAGGCGGGTCTCGTACTGCTCGCCATCCAGGCCAAAGCTGTTGGCAATGTCGATCATGAGGTACTGCTTGCCAGTGAAGTGCTGCATGTGGAATCTCCAGTATGAAATGTGAAGTATGAAATAACAGGCATGAAAAAGGGGACCCGAAGGTCCCCCATTTACTGAATGTGGTCGTGCTTAGTCGGTGATGCGGCCGAGGATACGTGCGACGTTATAGTCGGTATTCAGTTCGGTCTCGATCTCCGCGTCGGTCTTGCCGAACAGCGGGCATTTACCCATGTCACGTGAGCCATCCGGCTTGGCGTTTTCGCCGGTACAGCAGGTTGCACACTTCGGGTTCTTGGAGCAGAAATGCTTCTCCATTTCAGCCGGGATGGTTTTAATCAACTGGGTGATTTTGATCAGCTGCTCAATGCGTGTTAAGGCCATGATTGTGTGTCTCCATAAATTGATAGTGGTGCAAATCGTGTAACGGGTGAGGCGCGAAAAGGACAGTTAGCACATTGAATCCCATGATGCTTACAGCTTTCCGGTAGGTCATTCAGCACTGCGCAAGGTTCCCACATCCTGCGAAATGCTGTGTCAGCTTCCAGCTGGTGGTGCATTAAATCCAGGATGGTTCCTATTTTCAACTACCACCTCTAGCGATCGTAGTAACGGATCTTCTGCCGGCGAGAAGATGCCGGACAGCGGACAGGCTTTGCAGTAAATAAATTCACAGGAGTCCTCCCTGTCCTGTATCAGCGTACAGATCGGATGCGCGTAAGCGCTCCCGCTCGGGCTGCCGTGATTGGCCACGTGTTTGATGGCCAGTAAAACATCAGAAGTTTTCAGTGCCGCCTCCTTTATTTTTCGTTCAGGTCCGATCTATACTGTACATACATACAGTAAATGGACCGGAAATTATGGGTTTCCCCTCACCAGCCACGGACTACGTTGAGCATCGAATTTCCCTCGATGGGCTATGCAATACCCGTGCGCCTTCCGTCTACCTGTTTAAGGCAGGTGAGACGGTAATGCGCGCCGGGATCAGCAAAGGTTCTCTGCTCGTCGTTGACAGCGCGATTACGCCATCAGACGGTAACGTGGTGGTGGCCATGATTGATGGAACATTTCGTGTGGCGCGTTACTGTACGCACCCGGCACCGTATCTGGAAGATATGAATGTGCCGGGGCGTCGGCTCGCGACAGCAGGTGAGGATGTCATGCAGGGGGAGGAGACGATTTGTTTTGGCGTAGTCACCCACGCTCTGGGAGTGCTGCGGTCAGCCTACCAGTAAGCGGGCAATCGTGCGGACGGCTTCCAGCTCAGCCGGCGTGGCTTTGCCTTTAAGGGCTGCATTACGTGCTTTCCAATCCAGGCTTTTCACCTGGTCTGCCAGGGCGACGTTCGCCGGCGTGCCGGCGATCGCCACTTCCATCGGGTAACCCTTGATCTTGGTGGTGAGCGGGACGCACACCATCAGGTCGTGCTTATTATAGTAGGCCGGGCTGAGTACCAGCGCCGGTCTGCGGCCGGCCTGTTCGTGGCCAGCCTGCGGGTTGAAGTCCAGCCATACGATATCGCCGGCTTCAGGGACAAATGCCATTACCAGATCTCCTTACCTACTTCGCCGAAGTCCTGCTCACCGTGACGGTTTTCAGGCGTGATGCGGCTCACCAGGGCTTCCAGGGTGGGCTTAGCGCGTGCTGGTTCAATCACAAGGCGCGACACGTTAAAGGCATCCTTCTGGACGGTCACTTCGACTTCAGCGTCGATACCGAGGTCCATCAGGTTCATGAGGTTAGTGGGGATGCGGACTGCAGGGCTGTTGCCCCAGCGCTTAATAGTCTGACGCATGATGCTTCTCCGTTTATACGTTTGTATAGACAGATTACTCTTTTTTGAGCAATGTATCTACATTAGTATCTACTTTTCTGAATGGCAGCGTCACTCCACCAGCTCCGCGTCAGCGAGCTGCAGCACCGCCTTGGCATAGTCATTCCCCTGGTAGGAGACGTGATAGCCCTGGCAGTAGGTGCGCAGTCGCTTATCCACTTTGTGGGTGAGGTGGAAGCGGTTGCCCTCGTTCACCAGCAGGGCGAACGTGTGCATGCTGTCCTTCTCAAAGCGTTCAAACGCCTCAACACGCTTGCGGTAGTCGCGGAAGCTTTCCCCGTCACGCGGCTTGTCGAGGTTCTTCCGCTTATTGCGGATAGTCCTGATCACCCGCTCATTGAGCGCCAGCGGCACCCGGTTAAACCGGTTGATGCTGTCGTAACAGAGGTCACCCTCGTGGTGGTTGTTCTTCAGGATGAGCGAATCACCGCGATCGTTAAGGTAGCCGCTGCCGCGATTACCGGTCACCTCAAGCGGTGGCACAATCATTGGCGGCAGGTACTGATACTGGTGCATCAGCTCCTTCACGTCGTTGCTGACATCCAGGTTAATGATGAAGTTCATCGTCTGCATGTCGAAGTTCACCAGCTCAGTGTTCGCGCAGATGTACTCCAGGTGTGCCGCGGTCTGCTGGTAGTCGCCGTCGAAAAAGCGCGCCAGGATGCCGATCAGCACGTTGGCCGGCGCCCGACGGTGAAGCACCATCTGAACCAGCAGCTCGATGACGAACCCTTCCGGCATAGCCAGGCTTTCGACGATCGCCATAACGGCGGTGTCGTTCTCAAACTCACGACGCAGCAGCGGCAGCGTCTGGTACCGCGCAAAGCGCTGTTCAATCAGTTTCTGGGTTTCGTATTTCATAGGTGATGTCCCTCAGAAGGTGTTTATCTTTATCAGGCGTGCAGTCGAACGGACAGTTGCGGCAGGCGATTGCCCCGCACCTGATACCGTTGCTGGCATCGCACAGTGGGTTATTTAGCGGATCGGTTGTGTCGTTGATGAGACACAGCAGGGTCGAGAGTTTCATTCAGCTTGTCCATGATGTGCGGCACACGTGACGACACGGCACCGCCGCTCAACGGGCAGTTGATGCACTCGATGCCGGTACAGTCCAGCGCTGGGACATTACAGACAGGGTTGCCCGAGATGAGCAGTTCGCTATACGTGAACTCCACTAACAGGGGTTTCAGTTTCATTGATCATCTGCCTTAGCAGGCTGTTACCTTCACGGGCGTAGTCGAGGGGACAGTCCTTACATTCAATGCCTTCACAGCCGGCGCTGATACACAGAGAGGAGGTGGTTACTGTCATTTCACTGCGGAGAGTGGTGAGCAGGATAGTCAACTTCAGCTGGTTCAAATGACATTGTCCAATAGCAGAATTTGCAGGATAGCGTCCCGCAGGTATCTGAACGGCTTCATGTCTACGTAGTAGAAATGGCTGTTGGTCAGCCGCTTTATCAGATGCAGGCGCTTCGGTGTGGACACACTCCATATGCGCGTACGACGGTCATAATGCACCTTGTACTCGAAGCCCTCCGGCTTCTCCTTAACGACATTTCCGGTCAAATCATTGCGATCGCTGTTGAGCACGTGCAATACGGTTCTGTTCATATTTGTCTCCGAAGTTAAGAAGGAAAAGGCAAACGCCAAAAGGGGCGAAGCCCCGGGCGAGTAATTATGCAAGACCTTCAGACAAAAACCAGATTATTCCTAATGGTCCGATGAGTTGATGTCTGTCATGGCACGGTGAAGATCGTGCGCCAGGTGGGCGGTGAGATTTAACGGGCAGATACTGCAAAAGTGCAGGTGAATGTTGGTACCGGGTTCGCGGTGCTGGCCGATATTCAGCGCACAGACATTACCTGGCATCGACGAGCACAGGTCACGCTGCTCACCGTCGCCGGTGTCGCCAGGCTGAAACACCTGGATGGTGGACAGCACGTCATGAAGCTTCATGATAAAGCTCCCTGAACAGGCTGCCCTCACACTGCAACGGGCAGTTCTGGCACTGGATGTCCCTGCAGCTGATTTTGTTCATATCCCGGTCATGCAGGTACTGGCACAGCGACTGGTTGTGCTTGCCTGTCTCTACAGGCTGGCTGGTGGCGATCAGGACGTTACTGAGTTTCATGGTTCACGCCCTGTCATTTCATCCAGGATGTGCGTTTGCGGCAGGTTAGCTGATCGTGCCTGTTTGCCGGCGGACAGCGGACAGTTATGACAGTAGACATGCGTGTGCAGCTCCCGATCGGTATCGCAGACGCTGATGTTGTGCGCGCTGCACAGGCTCTTCTGCTCAACGGTTTCAGTGTGGGTGAGGAACAGCAGATCCAGCAATTTCACGGTATTCCTCCAACTCGGCTTTGCTTAGCAGGCAGATACTGGCGTCCGGGCAATAGAGTATTGCCTGTTTGTGTATTCCAATCAGTGATTTTGCCTCGGCCGCGTTCGGCATGTTGCGATCGTCGGACCGCATCTGTTCGCGAAGGGTGATGGCGTGTTGAATGAGGGTAGGGCGCATGGGTGATCTCCGGATTCTTCAGGCAAAAAGAAAGCCCGACGAGTTTACTCGTCAGGCATCATCTTGAGAATCGTGGCGATCAGTTCAGGTGGCAGTGACTGGCTGTAGTAAATCCGCCAGTTCAGCTTCAGGCAGAGCTGCGTATCGGCATCACGGAACATGAGCCTGAGAATGCTTGCGGCATGTCTTTCCGGCACTGTGCCAATTCCTTCATCAGGGGAACAAGTGCGCCCAGATACACATCTTCCAGCTGCTCAGAAACGTGCATGTTGATAGCCCACATGGCCACAGCATACTCTGCTGAGTGCATCTGACTGATGATTTCTACCGTATCCATTGGTTTACCGGGTCGAGAGGGGTTGCCTGATGTTATAGCGCCGCAAGCGATAGAGATCAAACAGGACAATTCTGATTTTGGGTAAATGCTTCATTAAGAAGTACCACAAAATCAAAAATTTGAGCATTTTCTAAACTGAGGCTGTCTGGGTTTTCGGTGGATTCCCATAGCAATTGCCAGACAGGACCTCCGGGTTGTAAGAGCATCGCCTGCACCAGATGGCGCAAGGGCTCAGAAGGGGATTTCGTGAACGTCGTTGAGTTCATCGAGCAGCTGCCTTGACCGGACAAGCGTGGACGGTTGGAGACCCTTCAGCTGAAGTGCCCGGATTAGGGGCACCAGCCACAGCAGATCGTAAAGCAGGATAAAGAGTTTATCGTTATGTGATGGCGATCTCATTTTGGCCTTCTCTGATGTGTCGCAGCTGGTGGGCCAGATTGTTACAGACGGTTGGTGAGACCTGGCTGGTTGCGCTGCCCTGAGACAAGATCTTTTCCCAGAACAGCTCCCAGCACCACGGGTACATGAGCATGAAGATCTCACGTGCCGTAATCGTCTGTGATGATAACGCCGGCTGACCGGCCGCGGAGTGTAGTTTTTCCACAGATTTCCCTCGCAAGTTTCGGTGCGTCTTGAATATCAAGACCGCGAAACTGCCTGAGGCGTCTGCCAAAGGTCTGGCCCTTGGCTGCCCATTGCAGTTCGCTGTAAACAGCGAGCCACGAGGTCGGGTCGGAGTGGAGCGTGGAAATTATATCGGAGATGAGGTTTTTAGGCTGGTTCATTTGGCGGTATCAGGTCACTGGCTAACGGAATGCCAATATGCCAGGCGCAGCCGGCCTCTTCAATCATCCGGATCACCCGGTGCCAGATGAGGCTGTCCGCGTCGTTGTTGAAGAGTATCACCCATTCGGTCAGGCGCATGGGTGTGCCCCCATGTGTTTCACCAGGATCATGCTGCGCAGGTTAATGCTTCTGGTGGGCTGAGGTGAGCAGACTGAGCGCTGCATCATTTCCCAGACTTCGTTGCGGGCTATCGCCGTCAGCCACAGTTCGTGGAGTAGCAGGTTCAGCATCTTCTATGGCCTCGATCAGAGTCTGCATAAGCGGAAAACACAGGCTGAATTGCCTGTCTATATCGGGCAGCGACTGGGTGATCCCAACCCATGCGCGAGCGTGACAGCTCAACAGCCAGATGACGTTTACCGCGTGCATATGCACTCCTTAATGGTTTTCAGTTCTCACAGCGTGAAGCTGTTTCAGTATGGTGTAGGCATCAAAGTCTGCCTCGTGTTGCCCGAATATGCCAGTGGCAGCATCCGGGCTATGGCCGTCGTGAGTCAGCCAGTGCATGAAGGTCTGGCCCCGCGCTTCCGCGAAGAACCAGAGCACATCAGTGGTAGACATAGACTATCCCGTTGCATAAATGCTTCCAGTCACTCATGGCCATCATCAGCTGATCAGCGCATGGCAGGTAATCCGCGAACGGGTACGCCGGCGCTTTCTCATAGAAGCTGGTGACGATCGCCTGAGGGACGTTCAGGTCATTCGTGTTGTTGATGATTTCGTTCATGATGTCGGCAATGCGCACGGGTGCAGCTCCATATCCTGAGGGGTGACCCGTAGCATATGCCGAATTGCGATGAACCAGGATTAGGCCGATTCCGAAAGTATTACCTCACACATATTACGTAATACTTATTCACGCCTGACGATGTAGGGCACGCCAGGCAGAAATTCTATCTGCACAGCAGCTTCGAGCTCCGTGGCATAAGGCTTGGCCTCATTCTCGGTACCGAAGCGTGGTGTGTTATCGGCATCAAAGCCGGTAAACCACAGACCATCCGCTCTGCGTTTGATGTAATAGTTTCCGGTGTCAAACACGATTGCTCCTTATGTACGAAAACAGTTCCGGGTAAATGGCGATCGCCGTCCTGGCAGCCTCGACCTGATCACCTGTATCAGGGAACAGGGTCTCCAGAACAATGCCCAGGCGATTCCACATATTCATATCATGCACGAAGTACAGCATGGGCAGGATGATACCCGCCTTCCATTCGAACCCGTGCTGATCAGGCATGCTCAACGCCCTCTATCTGCATGATCAGCTGCGTGACGGCGGCCATACGGCAGCCTTTTTTCACGGCGATACTCCAGATATCCAGGTAAAACCCGGGCTGACATTCCTCCCGGTACAGGCAGAACCACTCAATCAGTTTCAAGGTTCAGTCCCTCAAGGGTTACGTTGAGTGAATCGGTATACAGGTTAAGCAGCACGATTCCGTCACCGTGTGCCGGCATCGTACCGTTGAGGTAACCGACAGAGAATGCACTGTATGCGCGAGCCAGTACCCGTATGTCACCGACTATCTCCAGCAGAATAATTTTTAACATGACTATCCCTCAGCGATAAAAAATAACCGGGAAGCCCGAAGGCTCCCCGATTGGATTATTTCATCAGTGCTGCCAGTACCGCGTTGGCCAGCGGGTTGTCGTTCTTCGCTGGCTCATCGTTCTGTGCTGCGCGACGCAGCTGCACGGTGAGGTTCAGCTCGACTTCTTTACCCGGCTCCAGCTGGGCGGCCAGCAGCTGCAGCTGTTCCAGCAGCGTGTTCTTGGCCTGCGCCATCTGGTTCCATTCGCTGTTGTTGGTGTTGGCACGGGCAGGTTTCATGTCGTCCAGCGGTAAGCCCACTGGCAGTGAGATGAACTCTTCGCCGGCCTGCACACCCACGTTCAGCCAGAACTCGGATGGTTTGCGCGGTTGCTGCGGATTCTGGGCAGACGCGTTGTTGCCTTTAACCAGAGATGATGAAGTCAGTGCAGAATTTAAAACAGCCATGGTATGTCTCCGAATTTAAAAGAAAAAGGTTTTGGGCATAGTTACCCATTAGCGGCGAAGCCGCCGCTAACAGACAGGGAAGGGCGTACAGAAAGCAGGATCGGGTTCAGAAATGCAGAACACCCTGCGCGACAGGGCTGGGCATGGCCATAAGGCTGCTCAGGTCTGCGCTCTCAAAATCAGGGGCATCTTTATCCAGCTCGTACTGGGTGCGGATGTCATTGAGGATGGCACGGTTGAGTTTGATGGCGCTCAGATCGCGCAGTGCCATGATAATGGCCGATACCGGCTGGATACGTCCTGGCTCTTTCACTCCCCGCAGCAGCACACGCGAATCTTCTAAGAAGCGCGCTCGCAGTGCCGGGTCGGATTTGTGGCTCCAGATCATCTGACGGGTCAGTTTACGGCGGGTCCACATACGGCGGGCAAGGGCAGCCCGTGCAGTCATACACATAATTGATCTCCTGATTTGATGGGTGGTGGCCATCAGCGGCGAAGCCGCTACTTCACATCTATGAAGTGTTACTTATTAAGTATGAAGGATTCATGCAACGCTTCCAGCGTTCGCATGCTCTCCATGTAAAACTTTACATGATTGCTTATTGGGTCCTGCACGTGGTTTTTAACCACGGTCAGCATCAGTATGGCAATGTACCGGTTATCGCCTTTTGCTGCGTGCAGCTCGGCGAGCACCTCATAGGTGCGCATGATTCAGCTCCTGTGCAATGGCCACGGTCAGGGCGATATCGGTGATATCCCTGAATCGCGGCATTTTGTGTTTGGGATGTTTACCCAGGTACCAGGCGAGGATAATGGTCTCCTCGAACTGCCGATCGCGGTGGGCGAACATGTCATGGAGGATTCTGGCTGGTTTAACATAATCCGTATTTAGCGCACTATAGGCCATAGATAGCCTGCGCGACAGAACCCAGTGTCAGTGTGTCGCAGGATTCTTTGGTGCGCCAGGGTGCGTTCAGCCAGAGTCCGTAGACGGCCCTCATGACGTTCACGTTGGCACCAACCAGCTCATCGCTGCCGCGCATGAGCATATAGATTTCACCTGCCTTCATAGATAGTCCTCACTAATGCAGCCAGTTGGCCGGTGTCCATTAACTTGTGTTGCGTAACCATAGTGCCGTCTTCCAGCTTAGCGCGCCGGTAAACACGCCAGACGTGATATACCCTGCGTGCCGCGGTATTGTCCTCGATGCGCGGTGAGTCACCGCGAATCTCTGCAAAAATCTCTGCTGCTTTTAACAATTTCTATCCCCAGCTTAACCAGGCCACGGGTGTCGCCTATTTCATCTTTGTACGTCCGGAACAGTGCGTGTAATGCGCCGGTGTACTCCGCGTCAGGATTACCCCTTAACAGAATGAAGATCTCAACTGCCTTCATATATGTCCTTCGCCATAACGGCCAGTTTCCGTGCTGTTATTCTGTGGAGCACAAAATCCTCACCGTCTTCCCACGCATACCACACTTCATTTATCAGTCTTGATGAATTCAGATGCGTCGCGACGCTGGTGCCCCGCATCAGTAAAAATATCTCTGCTGCTTTCATGGATCTCCTTTGCGGTTATCATCAGGCGCATCACGGGTGTGCGCTGACCACCGTCAAATCCCCTGGCAGTGCGCCACACCTGCTCAATAGGGCTATTGCGGAAGTATGACGACTCCAGCGTAAAGATTGTGTGCAGCACCTCAGACGTCGTCACCCAGCTTCCCCAGTTTATCGGCATACTCTTTATCAGGCTTACCGGCCAGATGCCAGGCATAGCTGGCCATGTAGACCAGTGGCTTCTTCCTGCCCTCATGCCTGATCATGCTGTAGCGGTAGTGATTCCATGCACGACGTAATTCTGTCTGGTTAATCTGGTCTGCTGTGATAATTAAATCAGCGACAAGCTCACTTAATTGCATAGATGCCTTTCAGATCAGAACGAATAAAGCGGAATGGCAAATGCCATCCCGCTTTTGATTGTTACCAATGCTGCCCGATAATGACTGTTATCTTTGCAGATCCCAGCATATATAAAAGCAGCTCACCGGTTTTCATTATACTGCCTTACGGTTGTTCCTTACCTTTCAGAATACTGTCCAGGTCGTCGAGCGCCGTGTTCAGCTTCTTCAGTGGCTCATGCTTTATGTCTTTGCGATAGCAATGATCGGTTAGCATAGTCCTGACTTTATGACTGCTGAGCATCATGATAAGGATGTTTCGTATTTTCACTATTCAACACTTAATTGAAACCCCAGTTTCTTACAGATGCCAGGGATATGTTTAAACGAGGGCAATATAGTACGGCGATAGCCTTTCGTTGAATAGTCAGCGTGAGAGATAATTGCTTGTTTAAGGGTTGGTTTGGTCCACAAATATTTCATTAGTGCTTACTCCATGGGTATGCACACACCGGCCAGGATGCGTGCGGAAGTATGTGACATTGTCACACGGGATTAACGTCAGTGCATTTCGCGCTGATGTATATTTCCTTGGCGAGTTGCTGGGCGAGCCACCAGTCACTGAAACTGCCCCCGGCCATGCGGAGCGTATGCAGAATTGCACCGCTGGTGGCGCTGGTGGTAAGAATAAGATGAAGCACTTCATTCAATGACATGGCGCTTCCTCTTATTATCACGATGGTTCATGATGAGCGCCATAATAATCCAGAAGGCGATTAAGCCTCCTGTTAACAGAGTGTCTTTGCACATGGTTCACCTGCGGATAATAAAGGTTACAGCATGATGTTAATTAACCACTTCGCTCTTCCGAGATAGTTTCCGGTGAACCGGATACCATCAATGGTTATTTGCGCGTGGTACATGTAAAAGTCCTGAGGTATTTCACTGCGCTGCGTTGTGTTCTCGATAATAAACTCATCGATGCCAGCTAGTGCGTGAAGCTTTATTTGTTTGATAATTTCAGGTGTCAGATAAAGTAATTTATCGTCATTCTGATTACGCAGCATGTTATATTTCAAGGATGTTCACCAGGTTTAATGCCATAGACAGGTTATAAGAGGGAAATACCATGCCGGCATGATTAGCATGGATAAGGAAGCAGTTTTCTAGGGTTGAGCCGGCTTTTATCTCAAGATAAATGCGGACCAACACCTCGCTGAGTCGTACAGATTTCACGTAGCGTGACCTCTGTGACTCCAGACCTCGTGAGTCTGGAGTCACAATCAATGACGGCGTTTGCGCATGTGGTATGGAAAATGGCGCTGCGCCGTGCGGTACAGCTTCCAGCGCTTGCGGATGATCAGCCAGTGATGGATAGACTGCACGCTGGCGAACACGGCCATGATGATGGCCACGCCAATGAGCCCGATGCCTAACCAGGCGCTCAGGTGATGGGTGTCTTCGACGTGTGATGCGGCGTTAATCAGTAATTCGTGCATGGTATAGCTCCTGAATGATGTGCTGAATTTTTATGGGTACCAGATCGGGATCTGATGGTATGGCGTCAAAAACCAGAGGGTTGAGGCGCCACTGCGTATAGGTATTGGCCTCGATGAGGATGTAATGCAGGTATTCCACGAACGTCACCACCACCTCCTGCGGATGAGAGTGTTACGCATCGCAGATCTCCTTCATGACAAAGAACACTTCATCCGGATAGATGGCGGTAACCGTGTAACTGTCGGTGGCTTCGATGGCACTGTTGAACAGTCCGGCATGCAGCAGGTTTGTTCTGCTGGCATTCTCGATCAGCGCACTGAACAGGATGGTGATGAGGCTATTCGGTATTGCGTGCGTAGAGCGCTTACGCTGTGAATTGTCCGGTGAACTCGTTGACATAAATCTGCTTCTCTTCACGTGACAACGTAATGGTTGTCTGGCCCTGGATTCTCAGGACAAAGGGCAATGCCATATTCAGGTCGGTGCCCAGAAGATACTGTGCAAACTTAACGGCTTGAGCGTGGTCAATGCGAACTTTCTTAAAGTTGAACATGGTAGCTGTCTCCTCGACTAATTCCCATACAATGATGGTTAAAGCGCACCAGACAGGCTTTAGGCTGTCTTTAGTGCAAAGGCATACCTTTGGGTGCAGATAGTCTTTAGGAGCGCACTGTGTGCTTCCTGCTGGTCTATCACCCTGCCTGAACAACGGGGCCGCCAGGCCCCGCAGTGTTTAGTCGAACAGTGCTGCGCATTCGACAAACAGTTCCTGCAACTCAGTTGAGTGTGCAAGTTCTTGTTTAATCGCATGCTTCTGCGTAGCGAGACGCAGTGCTGCTGAGTCTTTGGAGGTGACACGATGCACGATGAGATCGTGTTTGGTATCCACCTCTGCTTTGGCATACATGGCTGATGCCTTGAGGTTTAGGGTGCCTAAGGCTTTGGAGATAGTCTCCACAGTACCTGTTACACCCTGAGCTAAGCTGCTCACTGTGTTCATTACGTCAACGACTGCGCCTGTTGATGATGCGGTTACGCCTTTGTTTAACATGGTGATGCTCCTGATCCTGATAGTGATGGCATGATTGCCACTACCGGCGAAGCTGGCCCACACACGAAGGAGGAGGCAAACCGGGGGGGAGTGTCCGGTGTTGTGTAATGTGTGGGGCCACACCCCTACTCTCAGACGTCACCATAAAAAAATGGCCAACCTTTCGGTCAGCCTTTTGGTATTGGCCGCCTGGCCAGTTCCTTTTGCAGCTCTGCTATCTGCCGCTCCAGGGAGACTATCCGTCCCTGATAGTGCGCGGTCAGGATCTCCATGTTCTCTTTGTTCTGCTGGGTCAGGCGTTGCCGTGTGCGATCGCAGTTATCGCAGTTCTTTGGTCTTCCCATATTTCATACTTAATATTTCACACGTATGAGGTACCGGGGGTACACGGTCTCACCGTCGATGTCCTTAGTGGCCAGCATCTCAACCTCAAAGCGCTGGCTGCCCGGGTAGGCTTCAGTGATGAGGATGTGAAGACGCTGGATGAGTTTGTCCCTGAGCTTCGCAGCCTGACGCCGTTTCTTCGTCGGGAACAGGACTTTCAGTCCGGTAAAGAACTGCGCGGAGATGAGGTGCTGATGAACCAGCAACTGATAGGCGAGCGCTTCCTGGCCCGTTGACCTGTGCGTCACTACGATGATGCTCATGGATGGTGTCCTTGCAATGCCGGTACCAGGCGGTACCGGGGGGGTCGTCAGATGATTGCGTTAAGTTTGGCGGTAAGCTTCAGAATAATATCGTTGAGCTCTTTGGCCGTATTGCCGTTGGTAACGTTACGCAGGGAACCGCACAGCTGGCTGATCAGGTCAGCGAGGTGCTGGCGCTCCTGCGCGCGCGCATAGTCTTCGCTTAACGAAGAATTAACAACTACTTTTTCTGGGGAATTGACTTCTGCCTCCGACTGCGCGCACGTGCTGACGTGTGTCACCTGCCAGTCATCGGCGTGCATATCACCCTGGCTCGGCACCCAGGGGACGACGCTGCCCTGCGCGTTCTTCAGCGCGTAGTAGCTGCCGTACGGAACGAGGTTATCGGGGAAGTGGTCTTTGATCACCTCCATGCGTGCCGGGTAGTTGCCGGCGGGGACGAACCAGACAAACTGGCCCTTGCCGTTCCAGCCCTGGCGCTGGATAGCCTTGCCGTCTGCGGTACATGCACGCAGCGCTTCAGCGAAATTCATCATGGAACCGATTCCTTTTTTGGTTTTTGGGGGGGCGTGCTGGCCTTGTATTTGCGTTTGCCCATCATCTGCAGGCGCAGATCCTGGATAACGGCGATGGCGCACATCACTGGGTAGTGGCGGTAAAGCGCCAGCAAAGAATGCTCCAGCTCGGCCATGTTGCGGTGCATCCGCTTACGCACGCACTCTTCACCCGCGCAGTGGCCGATGAAGTACGCGAGGCACATCAATAGAATGGTGATGATCATGTGGGTCCTTGGTTCATTTGAGGGCGCCGCAGCGCCCCAGCCGGGAAGGAGATTAGCGGGATAACTGCATATTCATGAGCGATGGGTGGACTAACTGGCGGGTCATGTCGTAGCCCTTGCGGAAGAGGCAAGTGGTCAGCAGATCGAGACTCAGTTCAGACAGCTGGCCAGTCAACATGGCGCGGGCTTCATCGATGGTGATCTGGTGATCCTGGGCGAAGTGGGCGACCCCATTCTCTTCACCGCCGTAATCCATTGTTAACAGAATGAGAAAATCTGCTTTTAGTTTTAAAACCTTACGCTCGATATGGTTATCAGTCAGAACGTCAAAGGGGGAAGCGACTTTTAGCGACAGCATCTGGTGGACCTGCTCAGTTAGGAATTGTCCTATTTAAGCACCGCTTTAGCAGCGCGGCAATGACCTGTTCCAATTCTTTTTTGACTAACTTTCTTTCACAGTCGAGCTCTGTGAGGTGGTCATTAAGATGGTGAAACTTTGCCATCAGTTCTTGCTGAGATCGTGTCGTCATGCGGGGCCTTCTTTTATAAATATTCTATATATATCAAATACCTAATCCGTGGCGCCAGGCGGCTCCTTCCGTTCGCCAAATTGTGTGTATGATGTAACTATTCAGGTACACTAAGGTAAGGCGCCCTCAGGCGCCCTTCATTAAAAATTCTAATGCTAATGACCGTTTTTCACGGTTCGATATTCGGGTGGTCCGGCTGACAAAAAGAGTGCGATCGCCACTGTCAATCCGGAAGAAAAAGCGACCGTTTAACTGACCCTGGCGGACCTTCAAATCTTGCAACCGTCGCAGTCATCGTCGTTCAGGTCAGCCAGCAGATCGCGGGTTTCGCGTTCCTGGTACAGCGTTTCTTTTAACAAATAACCCTCAAGTGGCCAGATTTTTTCGAACGCGTTATCGAAGGCGCACTTCTGGCCAATCTCTTCGTTGTAGTTCGACGGATCGACACAGGCGCTGGTGCCTTCCACCTTGAAGCCGTTCTCCAGCTCGATGATGCAGACGGTCACCAGGCTCAGCTCACCCATGGTGCGCAGGTCAAGTGACGCGTCGGGCGCGAGTGCTGCAAGCACGGCGCGGCCGGCGTTGATGTAGTGGACGCTGCGGATTTTGCTCTGGATTAATTCAGGTGTGATTTTACGTTCGGTCATAGTGATTCTCTCTGGTTCAGAAAGAGAAAAGCCCAGCCGAAGCTGGGCTATCCCATATTGTTACGCGGCGCTCCGACCCCTCGGGACCCGTGTATTTGATAGTGGTAGCTATCTGGGAAGGCACTGCATGTGGCGGTAAATCCGGGAAGAAACCCGCCGGCAATGCCCTCTCAGATAAATACGCCCCAATCCGGTAACAGAGAAGGGGCAGAACTCTGGTTTCCGCGCTTATCAGGCGCTTCCGCGTAACAGGCCACTGACCTGTGGTGACGAAAAATATCCGTAAGGAAATGGATTGCACAGCATCATCAGCAAGGCGGCACCAGCGCTAATGCTAAAGGCGTCTCGGGGAAACGGCTTTCACCTTAGGGCCTGCTCAGAATGCCAATGCGCAAAAGATGCGTCAATAATTATTTTTCGGATTAATCTTATAGGATAGCATTTAGGTTTGTGCTTGTCGGACCGCAAGCACTCAAAAAGGAACCTGAGATGCTCACACTTGATTTACTGCAGAATTCCCTGCCCCAGCAGCTCAAGACACGCGTGACTCAGGATATGGTGGACAGCTTCAACGCTTCCATCACTGATCCGCTCGTTGCCGAGAACATGCGGGACAACCTGCTCTCTTACACCCGCGTCCTGGCCGACGGGCGGTTTAAGATGGCGGACTACATGGATGCGGTGCGCTACGTCAGCTTTAAGCTGATGGGCTACCCCAACCAGGACGCGTACGCCCGTACCTTCCCTAACCGCTGGCAGGCGCTGCATGCCCAGGGTGCTTCACCCAAGGACATCTCTGCCTACGTCAGCGCCTACAACAAGAACAAGCTGGTGAACCTGATTCTGGAGCAGACGCTGATCCCGACTCACGTGCTGAACCAGGATATCTACCAGAAGGCCATTAACGTCCAGGCCGACATGATGATGAACGCCAAGAGCGAGAAGGTTCGCGTTGAGGCGGCGAACTCCCTGCTCAATCACCTGAAGCGCCCTGATACGCACAAGGTTGAACTGGAGATCGGCATCAAGGACAGCTCCGGCCTGCGTGAGCTCAAGGATTCCATGGCTCAGCTGGCACAGCAGCAGCGGGACATGATCCAGGGTGGTCACATCTCTGCCCGCAGCGTTGCCCATTCACCCCTGGTGATCGAGGCAGGTGACGATGAGTAATGCCCTGATTAAGCAGAACGTCGATGACTGGTTAAATCAGGTGGATTACAAAAAGCTGAACTCGCATGACTACGTGCCGAGCCAGTTTTCCATCAACTATGTCAACTTCATCAAGCTGGTGAACGGCGAGAAAGGCGAATCCAATAAGTCTCCCGTGGTTCACCTGCGCATGCTCGATGAGCTCGCCGGCAAGAAGACCCGCCTGGCTAACCTCTGCTCACGCGGGATCGCCAAGACCACCCTGTTTGGCGAGTACCTGGTGCTCTACATCGCGGTGTTCGGGGAAATTGAAGGGTTCGGTGAAATCAGCGGCATGATCTACGTCTCCGACTCCATGGAGAACGGCGTGAAGTCGCTGCGCAAGAACATCGAGTTCCGCTACAACGACTCGCCCTGGCTGCAGCACTGGCTGCCGGTGGCCAAGTTCACGGACGCCTACATGGAGTTTGAGAACCGTGATGGCCATAAGCTCGGCGTGAAGATGTTCGGTGCGAAGACCGGCCTGCGCGGGACCAAGATTTTCGGTAAACGTCCGGTGCTGGCGGTGCTCGATGACCTCGTCAGCGATGACGACTCCAAATCCAAGACCTCGATGGAAAACATCAAGGACACTGTCTACAAGGGTGTTGATTATGCGCTCGATCCTACTCGCCGCAAGATTGTTTTTAACGGTACTCCCTTCAACAAAAACGACATTCTGTATGAGGCAGTCGAGTCAGGGGGCTGGCACGTCAACGTGTATCCGATCTGCGAGCGTTTCCCCTGCACGCGGGAAGAGTTCCAGGGCGCCTGGCCCGATCGCTTCAGCTATGACTTCGTCAAACAGCAGTACGACCTCTCCGTTGCCACCGGCAAGTTAGCCGCGTTCCAGCAGGAGCTGATGCTCCGGATCTCCAGTGATGAGGAGCGACTGGTACAGGACGATGACATCCGGTGGTACTCACGCCAGACGCTGCTGATGAACAAGTCGCGGTTCAATTTCTATATCACCACCGACTTCGCCACCAGCGAGAAGACCAGCGCCGACTTCTCTGTCATTTCGGTCTGGGCCCTCAACTCACATGGCGACTGGTTCTGGGTGGATGGCATCTGTAAGAAGCAGCTCATGGACGCCAACATCAACGACCTGTTCCGCCTGGTCTCCGAATACCGGCCGCAGCAGGTGGGGATCGAGGTGACCGGCCAGCAGTCCGGCTTCATCCCGTGGATTCAGCAGGAAATGATGAGCCGCAACATCTGGTTCTCCTTTTCCAGCGATGGCAACGGTTCACGCCCGGGTATCCGCCCGAACGTCAACAAGATGGTGCGCTTCAACATGGTGCTGCCGATGTTCAAGACCGGGAAGATCTACTTCCCGACCGAGATGAAAGAGACGGATATCGTGCGCGAGTTCATCGGCGAACTGTCGATGGCCACGCTCAAGGGCTTCAAGTCGCGCAATGACGACTGCATCGACACCATCTCCATGCTGATGTCACTTCAGGCCTGGCGGCCAAGCGAAGACATACCCATTGCCAAGGTGCAGGGCGACCTGTGGGATTGGGAAGAGCCTGATTCTCCCAGTAATTTGAGTTCCTACCTGGTATAAGACAGATATAATAGGATTTATCCTATTGACCAGGGGACACTTAATGCAACTGAGCCAGCTCTTCCAGACTCTCAGCTTCGACACGCTGAGTAATCTGGTGATTGGCGGGGAAGGTTCAGGGGTTATCGAACCCCGGCACTGGCCCCGCCTCATCATGCAAATCAACGCAGGGCTGACCGCCCTGCATTCCCGTTTTCCCCTGCTGGAAAAAGAGCTGACGCTGCAGCTGTTTGACGAAGTGGCGCACTATTTTTTCCGCCCGGAGCATTCGGTGTCGGTTGGCACCGACTATTACCGGTACATCCTGGACACCCCGTTCGATCCGTTCGTGAACGACATCCTGCGGGTTGAACAGGTATTTGACGAGCTGGGCTGCGAGCTGCTGCTCAACAACGAGTCTGAGTGCTGCTCGCTGTTCACGCCGTCATATGACTCGCTGCTGGTAACGCACCCCATGAAGGAGACCATCCTGCGGGTGAGCTACCGGGCGAACCACAAACAGATCGCGCTTGATGTTTCTGAGCCTTCCACTGTTGAGGTGAACATTCCGGTTTCCCACCAGAAAGCCCTGTGCTTTTACGTGGCCGGTCAGATCTACTCCAGCATGAACGGTCAAGAGCACACCCTTAAAGGACAGGAGTTTCTCGCCAAGTTCGAACAGGAGTGCGTCTTCATTGAGGACAAGAACCTGGATAACAACGGGTTCGTTCAGACCAATATCAAACCCATGCTCGGAGGTTGGCGCTAAATGAGTAATCGCACACTCGGTTCACCCTGCAATCAGGCCGGACAGGTACAGAAATACCTGGGCACTGCCTATGATGTCGTTAAGACGGTGCATGACAACCTGCCGGAAATCAGCCTCGTCAGTGAGATGCTGTCGAAGTATGGCGTGCTGCTGTGCTTTAACAGCGCAGCTGACCTGGCCACCATTGACCCGACGCTCGCGACCTTTGCCCGCGTCTACGACACCAGCGATCCGCTGAACCTCTACTACAAAGACTATGTCTACCAGGCTGAGAATACCGATGGCCTGGCCGCCAAGAACGGTATCGGCAGCTGGGTGGAGATGGACTCCATCAACTCCGTGTTCGGCTCGATGGCCTGGGTCTATAATGGCGGCTCTGCGATCGGCGGCGAAACCCAGCTGACGCTGGACATTGAAACGCTGTCGATCACTGACCTGTTCATCAACGGTTCCTACCAGACCTACGGCCTGAACTTCTCGTTCGATCCGGCAACGCAGGTGGTGACGCTGAGCCAGGAACTGCTTGAGGGTGACATGGTGGTGGCCAAGCTGTCAGGCGTACCGGCACTCGCCCCTGGCTCCAGCGTGGACAACTTCCATTTCCTGAACTTCATCTACAACGAAGGTGCAGCGCTGGGCGGCGAAACGGTGATCAGCACCGGTATCCCGTTCATGAACATCACCTCGGTGTTCCGCAATGGCGCACGCCTGCTGTACGGGAAAGACTTCACCTACTCCGCCACCAGCTACACCATCACCTTCACCAAACCCCTGATTGAAGGTGAGGTGGTGCAGGCCACTCTCGGCGGCAACCTCGATACCCTGAGTGAAGCCACCGGCGTCATGGCGTCGAAGACCGTGGCGTATTACCAGCGCGCCAAAGACCTGATCGACGAGTTCGGGCTGAACATCAGCCTGGCGCAGGGCTATGCCAACTCCTCTGAATCCTCCGCCAGAAAGAGCGCGCTGTCGGCCGGCGAGTCCGGCACGAGCGCAGCGAGTGCAAAGGACGCGCAGGCGGCAGCTGAGGCTGCACAGAAGGCCGCTGAAACTGCCCGTCTCGGTGCTGAAAGCGCACTGACCGACACAGAAAACTCTGCGCAGCAGGGCGCCAACGCTGCGACCGATGCCAAAAAATCAGCGTCCGCCGCGGCAGCATCGGCAGACGCAGCTGCTGACCAGGCGTCTGCCGCCACCGGGCGCGCAACAGCTGCCGCAGCGTCGGCAACGGCCGCAGCACTGAGCGAAAATAACGCTGATGTCGCAGCGACCACGGCCACTGATGCGGCAAACACGGCGCAGAACAAGGCCGACGTCGCGGCGCAGAATGCGCAGCAGGCGATTAACGCCCAGTCCCTGGCAAGCCAGTCAGCAGATACCGCGAACAAGCAGGCTATCGCTGCCACCAATGCAGGGTCAGCAGCAGCGGCCTCTGAAGCCAATGCCAAAACCTCTGAGACCAGTGCGAAGTCGTCCGAGACCAACGCGGCAACCTCAGAGAAAAATGCCAAGACCTCAGAGACCAGTGCCAAGGCCAGCGCTGATGCAGCAGCAACGGCGGCCGCCAGCTATTCCAACCTGCAGTCCGGTGACGCCGGCAAGGGTGACGAACTGCTGGCGGTGAAGGCGCCTTACGCCAACGCCGTGCAGATCACCCAGCACACCAAAAACCTGGAAAGCGTGTATGCGCCGGAGATGGGCCTGGTGCCGGGTACGCTGGTACAGACCCTGTTCAACAATGCGCTGAAGGCGGCGGCTGCTGCCGGCAAAGAGCTGGTGGTGCCTGCAGGTACCTACACCATCTCTGGCAGCATCGTTCTGCCGAGCAACACGCGACTGCGTCTGGAGCCGGGCTGCGTCATTCAGCGTGACCCGTCCGGTACCACCATGCGCATCATGCTGATCAACGCGCCGGCAGACGCCACCGTCGGCGGTTACCTGGCGAACCAGAACATCATGGTTTACGGCGGCGGTACGATCGACGGTAACAGCGCCATGCTGGCCACCGGCACCGGACTGATGGCGTTCAGCCACTGCACCAACGTGCGTGTGGAGAACCTGGACCTCATCAACGGCGGCGGCAGCGGTCACGCGCTGGAGTTCAACGCCTGTCAGAATGCCTGGGGTGTGAACGTCCGGGCAAACAACGCCGGCACCAATACCGTGGTCACCAACGAAGCGTTCCAGATCGACGCGGCCATCAGCAACGTGACGTTCCCGTGGTTTGGTCCGTATGACATGACCGCGTGCGATCACGTGGGCTTCCTCAACTGCCAGGCCATCGGCTACGGCACGGGCATCGGGACCAACTCTGACGGAACCAACAACCACAAGAACATCGTGCTGCGCGACAACCGCCTGATCACCAACGTGGTGGGCATCAACATGATGGGCTGGGACAACGTCAACGTTGAGAACAATGAGATCAGCTGGGGCGGACTCGGTACGATGATTGCCGGCATTCAGGCGACCTACAACACCAACGCCAGCTCAACGCGGACCAGCACCAACCTCAATATCAAGGACAACTACATCCACGATATTGTGCCGGCAGACCTCACGGTTGACCCGGGCACCAATTGGTACGGCATCCGCATGATCGGCCTGAGCAGCGACATCACCAAAGTGCGCGACCTCATCCTGCACCACAACCACATCGAGAACACCGGTAACGCGGCGATCGCCTGTCAGTACCTGACCAATATGTTGCTGGCCGGGAACCGCCTGGGTAATCCGAAGTGTACCGGTGCGGCCGGCCTGGAATCACTGGACGTCAAAGACTGCAACCGCGTTCAGTGCCTGGGCAACCGTCTCGAAGGTTCGGTCACCGTGGGCAAAGGTACCGCCACCGGCCAGACGCACATTTTCAAGGACAACTGGGTCGGCGGGACTCTGGCAACCGGTGGCACGCTTTTCGCCAAAGGCGCTGTAAGCGGCAACCATGCGGTCACCGCCGTGCCTGCAACTCTGTCCGAAACCGCGCGAATCGTGGCAAATAACACGGTAGGATGACGGCGATTATCTTTTGTCTATGAGATAATTCTGATTTTACGGGGGAATTTATTTCCCCCTGTTTTTGGGCACACGGGAGTCTGACATGACCACTCAAGTTCTAAAGCCTTTCTCGCAGCCCCGCCATAACACGGCGGTGGAGGTGAACAAGGAATCCATTGCCCGAAACTACGGAGTGAACACTGACGCGGTCGGTTACGCCAAAGTCGGTATGTCACTTGACGGGGTTCAGGTGCTCTATGACACAGACCTCCAGCGCTCCTATCCGCTGCCCGCAGGGGTCGTGGGTGGCGCGGTGGTGACATCGTATTCCGCAGGCCAACTGGCCTTTGCCTCCGGCAATACGGTGAAGGTTATCGATCTCAACGAGCTGTGCGTTCAGCGTGGTCTCTGGTTCATCCTCTACGGGTATGACTTCAGCTCGGGCGCCACGCTGCAGTATGCCAACGACGTGCTGGAATACTTCGACGAGTCCATCAAGGCATTCTCCTACTACCGCTGGGGCGGTGCGCTGCCGAAGGTCGTGAGCATGGACTCTGACCCGCTGAGCGACGACAACTGGATTGTGGTCGGTACCCAGGCGATCTCCTCTGCCCTCTCCGGCCCGACCGGTGCGTCACAGGTAGGCTTCGGTACCACGAACGTCTCTGCTGCGCTCCAGGATCTGCAGAAGCGCATGACGGTCATGGAAGAGTACCCGGAACAAATCGAGGTACTGGAAGCGAACTCCGGCGATCACACCAACCGCCTGGTCACCCTGGAGAATTACAAGACCGGTCTGTCTGGTGCCGATGGCTTCAAGAACATTGGCTGGGTCGCGAGCGTAGCAGCGCTGCGTAAGATTGAACCGATCGCTGATGGCCAGCTGATCCGCGTGCGTGCCTGGGAAGCCGGCTCGGTATTCGGTGGTGGCTGGTTCGTGCATGATGCCTCTGCGACAACAAACGCTGACGACGGTGGGTATTACATCGTGACGGCCGGTGGCAAACGCTGGCGGCGCGAAGTGAAGGTGAGCGAGCTGACCATCCTCGATTTTGGTGGCCAGGCACTCCCTACCTTCGACAACATGCCCGCTATCCTGCGCATGCACAACTTCATGCAGGCACAGCTGGCCACCTACAACATGGGTGTGCGCATTCCTGCCGGCAGCTACGGTCTCGGCTCCACGATTAACCTGGGCACGGCCGAGATCGGCGCATTCCACCTCAGCGGCGAGCGGGCGAACTACGGGGTAATCCCGGCGACCAACCTGGTCCCCATCCTGAACAACGCCTCGGCCGCGTTCTTCACGATGAATGCCCGTCGTATGGAGATCAGCAACATCCGCCTGCTGAGCACCTCGGACAACGTCACCCCGTTCTACAAAAATATCTGTACCGGCGGGCAGTACGTGAACGTGCGCTGCTTCGTGGCCAACAACCATGCCGGCCGCATTTTCGATCTGCTGGACACCATCGACTGCCTGTTTGAGCAGGTGTATGCGTACCGCATCAAAGCGGCTTTCGCCTACTCCATCTGGTCAAACCGCGTAGACGGTTACTGGGACCACTCGACCGCGATCGAGATCCGCAATGCCAACTTCTCGGCCTGCACCGGTAAGTACACCCTCTATCTGCCACGCTGCGGTCAGTCGATGATGCGTAACGTCTGGTTCCAGAACTGTGAGTACCCCTTCGATATTTCCCAGGGTGGCTGGACGCTGGATAACGTGTCGATGGAAAGCTGCACCCATAAGGGCAACACGCGCTACGCCAAGCTGCTCATTCTCAACATGAACGTGCAGGGTAACGGCCTGGATGACAGCATCACCGATACCGATCCGGCGTGGGATAAGACCGGTTTCAACAACGGTAACTATCCGTCCTGGGTCACCTCGGCGTACCAGCGTGGTTTTGCGCAGATCCAGCCATCAGCGCAGCAGCGTATCGGTGGTGCCGCTGAGCACTTCAAGTATTCGAACCTGCTCATCAACAACGCCACCAACCAGACCACCTGGTTTTGCATTGGCTCCTTCTCCAGCCAGGGTCATGCCCACGGCTTTAAGCTGCGCATCATCGGAACCTCGGGCTGGAACAGTGCGGTGAACACCATTTACCGTCCGGACCAGAGTAACTACGGCGGCGGCGAAGCGATTATCCGTGCGCAGATCAAAGCGAACTCCGCGGCGACGACCTCGATCGGCGAAGTCAGCTGGCACGGTGAAGGCGCCTGCCCAATCAAGGCGGTGAAGTACGTTCACTACTACAACACCATCACCGTCTACGTGCAGATGCAGCAGTACGCCTACTACGGCGCCGTGTTCGTGGAGACTGACGGTACCAGCCGACTGGAAGCAGGTATCCCCTTCTACGTCACGCCGAACCTGGCCTCCATTTCCGACACGGATATCGCTGCGGTGGCCAACATCCGGGATGCCACCCGCCAGTGGTCTGTCAACGGCGGTGTGCAGAGTGGTTCGGGCTTTGGCATGAACCTGGATACCGGCGATCTGCTGCTGTACGCACCGAACACGCCGAACAGCGAAGTGTTCAGCATCATGCTCAACGGCAACCAGCGCTATATCCGGACCTCCACCCGCGACTATGCGCAGACGTTTGCCCGCTTCACGCGAGCCAACCTGCCCAACGTCAACGATGGCGTGTACACCGTGGCGTTTGTGACCGATGCACCGTACACACCGTCGCTCCAGCTGGTCGCATCGAACGGCTATGGCTGGTACTACGTCACCGACAACACCCTTGTTTCCCGCACCTGAGGAATTTTTATGACTGTAATCATCAAAAAACAGCTGACCCCTGAGATTTATTTCGCGGAACCGATGATCACCGTGCCCGGTGAGCCTCAGGAGGTTGAGCTGACCTACGCTGTGCTGCGTATCGTGTCGTTTGATAACAACATGGTGACGGCGGAATACTCGGTTGCCATGAATGGCGTGGCCTCTACCGAGACCATCCTGCGCATGTTCGCCTATTCCGGCTCCGGTAACCCGATTGACCAGGCAGAAGATCAGCTGCGCGCCTGGCTCAGCGAATTACCCGGCGTGGTGCTGGAAGATGGCAGCGTAATTACGCCGCCGGCGGTAGATGAAGCTGAAACAACCACTGTAGCGAGTGACCCTGCCCCAGCGGCATAACAAAAAAGCCCCCGACCTGGGGGCTTATTGCTGTGTGACGTCCAAAAAAGAGGGACCTTCCGGTCCCTAATATTCAGTCGGTGCAGATTTCAGTATTTCTAGCCTGCCACTGCCGGGGCAACCGGCGTTGCAGTGCCACTAACTGTAGCAACCTGATCAGCAGATGCAACCGCAGCGGTCGCACTTTCTGAATGTGACAGTGCTTTCAGCGTGTTCCAGCTCTGCACCACCATATCCACCCAGCTCGACAGCTCATCCTTCAGTAACGCCCAGTTCTGACCGACCGACACGCAGAATGCCTGCAATGCCTGGAGCACGGCCGCCTTTTTGGTGGCACCGCTGCCGACAGAGGCAGAATACGCGTTCTCAGCGACGACGATCAGCTCAGCGCCCGCCTTATAGATAATCTCAGTGGCCTGAACAGCACCGGCAACAACAGATAAAGCAGTGGCAATAGCAGAAAGTGAAAAGCTCATAGGGGTTACCTCAGGTTCAGTTAATAAGACCGCGGGTGCGGAGGGTGTTGAGACAATTTCGGGTACCGGCGCGCATGACACGCTCGGCGCGGAACTTGCCGCTGGTGTCGATGGCCCAGAGGTTGAGGGCTCGGATGTGAGCCAGCAGTAAATCCGGGTCGCGAGTGTCTTCAATGCCGGGATAAGGGAGGAGAACTTCATCAGGTTCCGCTTCCTTACACTGGATCGTTGGCGCTATCGACTGCGTCTGCAGCGATACGGTTTTGGGTGTGCAGGCTGTCACTATGCCGAGCAGCGTCAGTGCGACGCAGAGTGTCAGAATGTACGGCAGCGATTTGCACATGGGCTTCCTCATCGGTTGTGCGGGCAACGTCGGCGGATGCCCGATTCGCCTCATTGATAATTTGCTGATCGGTCTTCTTTTTGGTGAGAAAGAAGTTAAGCAGGACGGTGACTACACTTGCGATCGCAGACCACATAGTTACTCCTCGATAAACCAGGATTGCTCGATGCGGCGCCGTGTCTTCAGCCCGTCCATTACCACCCCGCCGGCTTTCACCCACAGCATGAACTGACCGGCTGCCGCACCGTACGCGCCAGCGTTAAGGTAGCGGAGCAGCCGGGAAGTCTTGAGGTTCTGCAAACCCAGATTCCAGCTGAAGCTCACCAGCGCATCAAACTGCCCCTGCGTCAGGGGAACCTTGACGAGAGCGGTAACACCCTCCTCATACTTTTTCAGCTCGGTGGCCAGCAGCGCATCGGCTCTGGCGCGGGTGATGACCATGCCCGGCACGATGGCTGCGCCATCGACCGGTCCGGTCCACCCGGCGCCGATCGTCCACGGACTGCCGTTCAGGTTTTTCCAGTTGGCCAGCTTTCGGTACTGGCACATCTTCAGCCTGGCCGCGGTACAGGCACGGCCAAGTGGGCTGGCAGGATCAGGGTAAGCTTCCAGCTCGACGCCCTCGAATTCCTCCAGACCGGTGATCCCACGCGCACTCATTTTCATGTCGCATCCCCATAGCAATAAAAAGGCCCGATCAAAAGATCAGGCCAAAGGATATAGGAATAATCCGAAAGTTTGAATTAATGTCTGCGCCACTGCGACCGGAATTGCTTGTGCAGATGTGTCGAAACCACCAGCACAGCGCCCAGCAGGATCACGTTGAAAAACAATTCAGTACCACTGGTAGGCCGGTTCAATGAGGCGAGGTGCTGAATGGTCCGGCTGCCGGCGTAGATGGTGACCATCAGCGCACAGACGTTGTAGACCAGCGGCGCGTGGATGCGCGGCGCGTTCATGAAGAACATCAGCTTGGTGCAGATCACCAGGCAGATAGCGAGGCTCAGATAGCTGGAAATCATTGCGTATCCCCCGGGGTGCCAGACACCCGCTCTACGGCGCGGTTTTTCACAACGAGGATGATGTTGATGGCAGACGCGGCACCGAACAGCGCACCTACCGAATTGCTCACATCAACCTGCAGCATCACCAGCGATAGCGTGGCGGTCAGGATCTTGGCCACCGCCTCCGCGCTCAGGATGCCTGCCACAATCGAGATGAGGAAATAACCGAACAGCTTAATCCGGCTCATGGGCGCCGAGCTCAGTAAAAACATTACTGCCCCGGCAAAGGCGCCAATCAGAACATCCGGGGGGATGTTGTGAAAGAACGCCATCAGGGTCACGGGCGTCGCCGTGGCAGCGGCTGCTGCCAGCGCCACGTTGGTATCCGCGACCTGGGTTGGACTGTACATGACTCACCTTCCTGTCTGTGTAATGGGCACAGGTGAGATGTTCGGATAAATCCTAAAAGTAATCAATTTAAGAGTTGTCTTATTGACATACAGAAATCAGACTATGTTGCCTCTACTCACCACGGGATCGCACCATGTCTGAAATCCAGAAGCAAACCGAGGTCTCCGCCCGCTATACACCATTGAGTGATTGGGCGAATGAACCGTCGGTCAGTGACATGAAGGACACGCTCACTGCGGCCTCGACGTCACAGAAGCAGCAGATTGCCAAGATCAACACGTGGCTCGACAACCTCAACGTTGAAGGCAATGCCAAACCCAAGCCGCGTAAGGGCCGCAGCCAGGTTCAGCCCAAGCTGATCCGCAAACAGGCCGAGTGGCGCTACTCCGCACTGACCGAACCCTTCCTGTCAGCACAGCAGCTGTTCACCGTGCGCCCGGTTTCCTGGGACGATAAGGCGGCAGCGGAGCAGAATCAGATCGTGCTCAACTGGCAGTTCCGCACCAAGCTCGACAAGGTGAAGTTCATTGATGAGTACGTGCGTACCGCCGTCGATGAAGGCACCGTGATCGTGCGCGTGGGCTGGCGCCGGGAAACGAAGACCGTCAAGGTTGAGGCACCTGTCTACAGCTACTACCAGATCTCAGATCCGGCCTGGCTTGAACAGCTTCAGCAGGCGATGCAGCTGAAGTCGGAAAACCCGGCGGCGTTTCTGCAGCTGCCTGAGGAGATGCAGGAATCGGTGACCTACTCCCTGGAGCAGAACATGCCCCTGATGGCGAAGATCACCGGGTCGCAAGAAGTGGAACAGGAAGAGGTGCTGAAGAACGAGCCGGTGGTGGAAATCGTCAACACCGCGAACGTCTATATCGACCCCTCCTGCCAGGGTGTGTTTGAGAATGCCCGCTTCCTCATCTACTCGTTCGAGACCTCGTACGCGGAGCTGAAAGCGGATGGTCGCTATAAGAACCTCGATACCGTCAACTTTGAGAGCAAAAGCATCCTCGCCGAACCGGATCACAAAACCGATACGCCGGATGACTTCAACTTCAAAGACAAGGGCCGTAAACGCGTCGTGGCCTACGAATACTGGGGCTGGTACGACATTCACGGAAACGGTGAGCTGGCGCCGATTGTCTCCACCTGGGTAGGCGACATCATGATCCGCCTGGAAGCGAACCCTTTCCCTGACGGCAAGATCCCCTTTGTGGTGGTCCCTTACCTGCCGGTGAAGCGTTCCGTCTATGGTGAGCCGGATGGTTCACTGCTTGAAGATAACCAGCGCGTTTCGGGTGCGGTAATGCGCGGCATGATCGACATCATGGCCCGATCGGCCAACGGCCAGAAAGGCATGCGCAAAGACATGCTCGACGTGGTGAACCGCCGCAAATATGACAATGGCGAGGACTACGAATTCAACATGACCGTAGACCCGCGTCAGGGCATCGTTGACCACGTTTATCCGGAAATCCCGAACAGTGCGCTGACCATGATCCAGCTGATGAACTCAGAGGCGGAATCCCTGACCGGGGTGAAAGCGTTCTCGGGTGGCCTCAGTGGAGACGCATTCGGTCCGACCGCTGCCGGTACCCGTGGCGTGCTCGACGCCTCGTCCAAACGTGAGACCGCGATTCTGCGTCGCCTGGCTAAAGGCGTTGCGGCGATCGGGCAGAAAATCGTGCTGATGAATGCGGAGTTCATGAGTGAAGAGGAGCAGGTGCGCCTCACAAACGAGGAGTTCGTGGCGATCCGCCGTGATGATCTGCAGGGGAACTTCGACCTGGAGGTGGCCATTACAACGGCCGAGGAAGATAACGCGAAGAGTGAGCAGCTTGCCTTCATGCTACAAACGATGGCAAGCAGTATGCCATCAGAATTATCTCAAATGGTTCTTGCGGATATCGCCAGGCTGCGTAATATGCCGACATTGGCACACAACATCCAACACTATGTTCCACAACCAGATCCTTTCCAGGAACAGATGAAACAACTGGAACTGCAGAAGGCTCAGCTGGAACTGGCGCAGGTGCAACAGAAAATCGCCACGGATAAAGCCCAGGAGCAGTATTACTACTCCCGTGCCCGTGACACCTCCAATGCCGCTGACCAGAAGAACCTGGATTACGTGGAGCAGGAGACCGGTACCAAACACGCCCGGGAGATGGAGAAGCAATCTGCGCAGGCAGAAGCCAACCAGAACCTGGAAGTGACCAAAGGTATCCTGGCGCAACAATCGGCTGGCCCCGATTCTGCACCCGGTACCGCCCCTAAAGGTCCCAGCGACTCTCATATCGCGACGGCCGTGGGGTTCAATCAGCTAAGCAAAGCACTGACACCCTGACACTCACTGAGGACACACAATGAGTAACATTCAGAAAGTCGAACTTGCCATCGAGCATGCCAAATCTGGCATCGCCTTCGGGGAAGCACTCGACCGCCTGCTCAACAACCGCGATTTCCAGCAGGTCATTGAACAGGGATACCTTCGGGAAGAAGCCATTCGCCTGGTTCACCTGAAAGCCGACCCGGGTATGTATACCGAGTCCGATCAGGCAGACATCGACCGGCAGATCTCCGCAATTGGCCAGTTTAAAAACTGGTTCCATCTGCAGCGCACTATCACCGAACACCTTCGCAAAGAGCTGAAAGACAACAGCGATGAGCTCGAAGAACTGCGTCGTGAAGAAGCGGAGGGTGCTAACTGATGAGCGGAGAAAACGAAGTTAACCATCTGGCCCTGTCAGACGAAGACTTCCTCAATGCTCCCCATGAGCCGGCAGAACCGGCTCCTGTGGCAGAGCCTGAGGCAGCCAGCGAAGCCGATCCGGTTGTTGAAGGTCAGGGTGACCCTGAGCCTGAACTGCCCGCGGGCGAAGAACTGCCTGCAGCTGACGTCCCTGAGGAGGTAGCTGATGCCGTCCCGCCAGAGAAGACTGAACCTGCAGAGAAGGCGGAGAAACCTGCTGATGCTCCGGCTGAGGCTGGAGACAAACCTGCCGACGTTAATGCTGAAGCTGAACTCGCCCGTATCATGGCGCCGTTCAAAGCTAACGGCCGCGACATCCAGGTAAAGAACGTGGATGAAGCCATTCGCCTCATGCAGATGGGCGCGAATTACAATAAGAAGATGGAAGGCTTGAAGCCGTCCATGAAAATTCTTAAAATGCTCGATAATAACCAGTTGTTAGATGAACAGAAACTTTCATTCCTTATTGATATAAGCAAGAAAGACCCTGCCGCCATCCAACAGCTGCTGAGAGACAGCGGAATTGACCCGCTTTCACTCGACCCAGATAACGCCCCCAAGTATGCACCTGGCGATCATACCGTCAGTGACAAAGAAGTGGAGCTTGATTCGGTGCTCGATGAGGTTCATGCCTCCGCCACCGGTCAGCGAACCATTCAGACCGTCACTGCCTGGGATGAACACAGTAAGCGGATACTCGCGGAAAATCCCCAACTTATCTCGACAATCAACACCATGATGGCGAACGGTATTTACGACCAGATCGCCGATGAAGTTGAGCGTCGCAAGGTACTTGGTGACCTGAAGAACCTGTCAGCGCTTGATGCAATTAAGCTGGTGGGTGACGAGTTACAGGCCAAAGGATTACTGCAAGCAACCGCTACTGCGCCCACTGCTGCTGCCCCCTCTACGCCTGAACCTGTTGCCACCCGTGTAAAAGCTCCAGCTGCTGAAACGGATACCGAGCGTGCGGCTAAAGCCCGTGCTGCCGGTACCACGAAGAGCACGACCAACGTTGCCAAGCAGGAATTCAACCCGCTGGCCATGTCGGACGAAGAGTTCGAAAAAATGAGCAGTGCACACTTTTAACACGCTAACAGGTGACGACTATGAGCAATCAGTACAAGAACCCAGTCGGCGGAACGCCGTCAACAGTTGGCCCGCAGATCCGCACCGACTACTGGTATAAAAAATCCATCATCGATGCGGTGAAAGATCAGTATTTCACCCCGCTGGCTGACGTGACTGACATGCCGAAGAACATGGGTAAAACCATCAAGGTATTCCAGTACGTGCCACTGCTCGACGATCGCAACGTCAACGACCAGGGTATCGACGCCTCAGGCGCCACCATTGCCAACGGCAACCTGTGGGGCTCCAGCAAAGACATCGGTGCGATGACCGGTAAGCTGCCTACGCTGACCGAGAACGGTGGCCGTGTGAACCGCGTTGGCTTCACCCGTATCACCCGTGAAGGCACCATCCATAAAATGGGCTTCTTCACCGAGTGGACCCAGGAGTCTGTGGACTTCGATACCGACGATGAGCTGTTCGGTCACTTCTCTCGTGAGATGGTGAACGGCGCCGGTCAGATGACTGAAGCCATCCTGCAGTACGATCTGCTGAACGCAGCCGGCGTGGTTGTTTACGGCGGTGAAGCGACGTCTACTGCCACCATCACCGGTGAAGGCGATACGCCATCTGTGATCAGCTACGACGACCTGATGCGTCTGGCGCTGACCCTGGATGACAACCGTGCGCCTAAGCACACCAAGATCATCGCGGGTTCCCGCATGGTAGACACCAAAACCATCAACAGCGCCCGTATCCTGTACTGCGGCTCTGAAATGGTCCCTACCCTGCGTAAGATGAAGGATTCCTTCGGTGATCCGGCGTTCATCCCGGTGAACAAGTACGCTGACGCGGGTACCCTGCTGAACGGTGAGATCGGTGCAATTGACCGCTTCCGTATCGTACTGGTTCCGGAAATGTACCACTGGGCAGGTGCGGGTGCAGCAGCGACTGCCGCTAACCCTGGCTACCGCGAAACCGGTGACAAGTACGACGTGTTCCCAATGCTGGTGGTATCAGGTGAGTCCTTCACCACTATCGGCTTCCAGACTGACGGCAAGTCAGTGAAATTCGTCATCAATACCAAAATGCCTGGTAAAGAGATGGTGACGAAGGAAGACCCGTACGGTGAGACCGGCCTGATGAGCATCAAGTGGTACTACGGCACCCTGATTAAGCGTCCTGAGTGGATCGCCCTGATCAAAACCGTAGCAGCACTGTAATAGCTCGCTGACAGGTGGGGGAGAAATCCCCCGCCTTTTTTAGACGTAAACGCTGGCGCCACCCAGCTTAAAAGGATGAATACATGAGCCAAGAATTAGAAGCCCTGAAACGTAAAGCCGACACCCTGGGTGTTACCTATTCCCCAAACATTGGTGTGGAGACGCTGCGCGCCCGCATCAATGAGAAGCTGGAAGGCAGTGATGAAACTGCTGAAGCCGTCGCGGCTGAACCGGTTGCTGCCCCTTCACTGAACAAGGCTCAGCGCCACCGTCAGCTGCGTAAAGACGCCACTAAAATGGTGCGCTGCCGCATCACCTGCATGAACCCGTCCAAGCAGGATGTGCCTGGCGAAATCATCGCGGTATCGAACTCGGTGATCGGCGTCATTAAGCACTTCGTCCCGTTCGGTGAAGTCACCGACAACGGCTGGCATATCCCGCAGATTATTTACGACGAAATCAAAGAGCGTAAATGCACCATCATGCGTAAGAAGCGTGACAGCAAAGGTTCACTGGATACCCATGAGCCGGTGCAGATCCGCGAGTTTGCCATCGAAGTGCTGCCGGCACTGACAGAGACCGAGCTGAAAGAACTGGCTCAGCGTCAGGCAATGGCGTCAGGCACCGCAGCTGCAGTGGTGTAACCCATGGCCACACCCATCCCGGTAGACGAGCTGCTGGCCAATCTGAAAGCGCTCACCAACGATGACCTGACAGCGGCAACGCTGGAGGGCAACGGGCTGTTTGACCAGATGATGCGTGCGACAACCACGCATCTCGCCACGCAGCTGGAGAAGGGCCGCATCACCGGCAGCGACTATGCGACCGTATACCTCGGCGCAATGCAGGCGACGATGCAGAACGCGGTGCAGTATCTGCTGTCACGCGATCAGTCGTATGCCCAGGCGCTGCAGCTTGCTGCGCAGATCGAAGCCACGCAGGCTCAGGTGAAGCTGGCCGAGCAGGACCTGGTGCTGAAGCAGACCGAGCAGCAGATCCAGCTGGTTAACCTGGATATCCAGCGCCAGCAGCTGGAGATTGCCAAAGCCGATCTGCTACTGAAGCAGGCCCAGCTACCGCTGGCGCAGGCGCAGACAGCACAGGCCACGGCACAGGTTGAGCTGATCAAAGCGCAGACCGCTGACGTTGCAGCGAAAACGCCACTGGAAGCTGCCCTGCTGAACAGCCAGAAAGCGCAGACGGATGCCGCAACCGGCAAAGTCTCGCACGACGTGTCGCTGGTGGATGCGCAGGTGTCGCAGTCCAACGCGCAGACACAGGTGCTGAACGGTCAGGTAGCGCTTAACGCCCAGCAGACCGCGCTGATGAAAGAGAAAGTCGAAACGGAACGTGGGCAGACGCTCAACACCCGTACCGACGGCTCACAAATCGCCGGTATTGTTGCCTCGCAGAAAGCCCTTCAGACGCAGCAGATTGCCGCGTTCAAGAGTGATGCGAAGCAGAAGGGTGCCAAGATCCTCATGGATACCTGGGTCACGCGTAAAACGGTGGATGACGGTGTCGCGGTACCGAGTAACATCGATACCGACTCCATCAACGTGGTCATGCAGAACCTGTTTGCGGATGCAGGGCTGCAGTAACGGCAACACGACTGGAGGAGGCGGCTACGGCCGCCTTTTTTATTATGGGACTGTTCAGTAAGAAGAAGAAAACATACGTTTCCTCCGTCAGCTACAACCTGGCCGGCGACGACGTGGAGAACTTCGCGACCTCCATTATCTCCAACTCTATCCTGTCTGGCTCCGCCAACGGCCTGGCCACGGACATCGTGCAGAGTTACCTCAAAGGCCAGGGCATGAAGCTCCGGCAGGCCTACGACTACGGCCGCGATCACTACTCCCTGGGGCTGCCAACGTCGAGCCGCACCACCGGATCGGTGGATGTCTCTACCGTTGAGCCCATCATTGAAAGCATCACCGGCAACAGCGTACTTATCTCAGAAACATATATCGGATCACCTGACTATGCCTTCTGGGTATATCAGTATCTGGGTGAGCATTACGGTTACGATGAGTCCACGGGGGAGTTCCTGACGCCGCCGCCTGGTGTGTCTGCCACAGATGCCGTGGTGACCAGCGACATCACTACCGCCGGCACGGTCAAAATCACCCTGACTAACCCGGACAGCAGCGCGGTGACGCTGACGTTTACGGCCACGATCGACAACACTGCGAACTACATTTACGTGCCCTACCGCACGGTGACCAACCCGCAGGTTAACTCCGTCACCACCCAGGCACCGTATCAGGACGGGGATGAAGCGGATACCACGGTCAGGTCCACCAGCGTGCGCAACGGTGGCCAGACGATCACCACCGAGGTGAAGGTGGTCACCACCATCGACGAGGCCAAAACCATCACCACCACGGTGACCACGACGACCGTCGGTATCACGAGCCAGCTTCTCTATTTCATCTACCGGCTGGGTGCCGGCGTGTACCCTGCGCTGGATGCACTGGCGTCCACCAGTAACCTGGCCTCCCCGTATTACCCCTGGGTCATCATGCGCGATAACAACAAGGATATGACGGCGGCGCAGTATCAGGACACCGACCAGTACAGAACGGCGAAGAAGCTGCTGAACAAAGCGGGCCTGAAAATGACGGACCTGGCAAAGGCGATCAACACCAACGACAACATTGGTGACATCGACTTTGCCTTCATCCACTTCGGGATCTCAATTAATACCGTGGTTCAGGAGTCCAAGGCCTACCTCTATAACTTCATGCTGTACCTGCAGGCGCAGCAGAAATACTCGGCGCTGGACTGGGACACCTGGTATGAGGGCTACAACAATTACCTGAAGCATAAGAAGAACTACCAGGGCGACAGCTCGACAAACTACTACCGCATTGCGCAGCCGGGCAACAACTCGATCAGCATCCGCTACGACAATAAGAACTGGTACAACGTCACCATCTCCTGGCAGTACGTGAAGACCGTGATTGAGCCAATGGTGATCGGCAGTATCGGTCACGTGGAAATCACGTCCAATGAGGCGCAGGAGATCACCATCTGGTCGGATGAAAAGGACACCATCGAGCAGTATTCGGTGGACGCCTCCACGGTGCTGTTCCGCAAGCAGATCAACGCCACACAGGTGCAGACCCTGATTGTTCGCGGCCTGCAGCATGACAATAAGGTCTACGACGGCAAGTCGGTCACCACCTCTGCCTATAAGGCGCTGGCCAAAGAGGAGGATGAGCTGGGCAACTTTATCGTGCCGCTGAACCGCCAGGTGTTCGACGCGATGGGGATCGTGGACGTCACGCAGACCTGCTATGACTGCATGCACGTCACCTTCAACTGCTACAAGGTCGTTAAGCAGAAGTGGTACCAGACCTCCATCTTCAAGATTGTGGTCATCGTTATTGCGGTCGTCATTACGGTGCTGTCATGGGGAACACTGTCAGCGCCTGCCGCTGCTGTCGCTACGGCTGCTGCCGCAGCCGGCGCCACCGCGACCGTCGCACTGGTAGCAGGGATTCTGACTCAGGTTGCGATTGGTGTAGCGGTATCGGTGGCCATGAAGATTGTGGCGCAGTACATCTCCCCTGATCTGTTCGCCGTGTTCTCGATCGCCATGCTGGCTTACGGTGCCTATGCCGTGGGCTCCAACTATGCCGCCACCAGCCAGTTCTCCGCGTCAACGTCCCTGGCCTCCAGCCAGACCTATATGTCGGCGGTCAACACCACGCTTTACGGGTACCAGCAGAGCATCAACTATCAGGTGAAAGACCTGGCTCAGCAGATGAGTACCGCCTCGCAGAGCTACACCGACGCGATGACCAGCCTGACCGAAGCGTGGGACAGTCTGGGTGAGGCAAACAAAGAGATCGACCTCTACGGCATGCAGGACAGCTACTTCAATTTGTTCGAATCGCCGTCCGCTTACATCGCGCGAACTACCACCACGAATACTGTGAGCATGATGCTGGAAGGGATACAATCGTTCACGGGAAACGCCTTGAATATCAGTGGCGGACTACTTAAATAAGGGGACCGAAATGAGTGACATGGGTATCTTCAATAACGGCTATGGTTCGATGGCGAACTATGGTGCGACACAAAACGGTGGACTGGACCTCTCCGTTTTCAATACCGGGCAGCCTGCCGGCGCCGCAGGCCTTGGCCTGGGGCAAGCCGGCGGGGCTGCTGACTCTGGCCTCTTTTCCATGAGCTCGATGTTCGGTGGTAAAGATGCGGGCGGTGCGCAGTCAACGGGCTGGGTAACCGGTGGCCTGGGTGCGCTGCAGGGGATCGGCAACCTGTACCTGGGTATGCAGAGCTACGGCCTGGCCAAACAGCAGTTTGCCGCGCAGCAGCAGGCCTACAAAACCAACCTGGCGAACTCGGTGAACTCCTACAACACCGCGCTGGAAGACAAGATCCGCGGACGCACCTCGGATTACGCCGGCAAAGAGCAGGACGTACAGAACTATCTGGCGTCTCACAAAGCCACCACCTGAGGGGAATAACACATGGCTTCACCGTTGACGTGGCAGAACGTTGACGGTCCCCGTGCAGGTTACGGCGGGCCGTCTTTCAGTGATGCACTCCAGGCCATTAATACCGGGCTTAACTCGCTGCAGGGTGTGGGTAAATCCCTGCGCGACGACTCTGTGGCCAACTTCGATAACGCGAAGAATCAGAACACCGGCGCGCTGGTCAATGCCCTGTCGAATATCACCGATGCCGGCGAACTCCAGAAGCAGATCGCTTCCGGTGCCTTTAACGCGGACAACCTGCAGAAGCAGTTCGGCGGCGCCATTGACTATGGCGTCTTCAACAAAGCGCTGCAGGCCCGGGCCGGGCAGATTCAGGCAGACCAGGAAGGTCAGCTGAAGCTGAACGAGGACACCGATTACCAGGCGCATCAGGCAGACCTGGCGCAACTGGCGGGGCTGGCCAACACTGATCCGTCGGCTTACAACGCTGCGCTGAAGAACCTGGATCTGGGTACCGCTGCCGGCCGCATCCTGAGCCAGACCAACCCGTACATGAGCGCTACCCGTGAGAATGCCACCACGATGCGCGGTCAGGACCTGTCGCACGCTGACAACCAGGCGCAGATTGGCCTGGCGCGTGATCAGTTCAACTACCGTAAAGCGATGGACACCAAGCTCCAGGCGAAGCAGGACACGGACGATGCGTTTGCCAGTGGCCAGAACTTCGCGGTATCGGCGCTCAAGGACAAGTCGGAGAACGACGCAACCAAGGCGTTTACCAGCTCCAAAGAGTTCCTGGCAATGGACCCGGACCACCAGAAGGCAGCCCTGACCGGCCTCACCACTGCTTATCAGCGTGGTTCAGCCATGACGGATGCCGAGCAGCAGGACTTCCAGAAGACCATGCAGCCGGTGCAGCAGATCACCTCCGCCATCGACAACAAAATCAGCACGCTGACCGCGAACTTTGCCCGCACGAATCCGCAGTTCCAGATTCTGCAGGGCGCTGACGAACTGTCAGGCAAGTCGCAGCAGGACGTGGTGAAGGAGATGATGGAGGGCACGAAGTACAACGACGCGGGTGAGGTCACCGATAAGGTGAATGCGATCGCGCAGAAGTACAACGTGCCGCCAGCACTGGTTGCCTCGGTCGCCAAAAACTCACAGAAGTCCTCGGCCATTCGCCTGGGCGGGTTCGGACGTGAAGGTGTCACCTATGACTGGGACCGCCTTGATGACGGTGTTGCCGCTGCCATCAAGTACCAGAGTTCCGGTCAGGCCTACCAGGATCAGCAGACGCTGGGTGCCGTCACCATGCCTGCCGCACAGCTGAAGCAGCAGATCAGCCAGGTGCAGCAGACACTGAAGCGAGTTCAGGCCGCCGGCGGCGATACCACCGCCATCAAGCGCAACCTGGAGACGCTGCAGAAACAGGGTGTGGGTGTCTACGGTGCGCTGTCTAAAACAGCGGACGATGTGCAGGCCTCTGCCAACAACACTGTACCCGCCAGTGCCAGCCGTTCCTTCACCCAGGGCATGCTGGATAATTACCGGCGTCAGTAGTAGTTCGCTGATCTGACATAACTTATTATGGGGGAGCGTACACACTCCCCCTTCTTTATGTCTGAGGATCGGCACATGGCCTATGAGCTAAATTACGGACAGCCCCTGGCCGGGCAGTCCGTTGGCGACGTGAAAAAGCAGCAGGTGGCAGAAGCCTCCGCAGCTAAGCAGCAGGAGCTCGACCCTGCCGCCGCCTACAACAAGGACCTGGCGAGCCTTGACCCCGTCCTGCTCCAGCAGAAGTACGGCGATAAAGCGGTCGTTGACCAGCTGGACTACAAGCTGGGCGCGGCACAGAGCCAGCGCATGGACAACTGGGATCGCAGCGCAGGTGAAGTCACCAGCGATACCGGTTTATCGGTTGCCAAAGGCGCAGTTGGCCTGGGCGGTTTCCTGTCGAGCTTCGCCCGTATGGCGGGCCAGGGCATGGCCGTCACTGGTCAGAACTGGAACGACCCTGAACAGGCACTGAAGAACCTGCACGCCGTTGAAGTGGGCAATGCCCGCTCCGCTGCGGCGCAGAACCAGAGCATCAATAATGCCAATGACGCGCTGACGCAGGCCCTGAGCCGTCGCAGCCAGCTGGCAGAGACCCGCACCAACGCGGATATTCAGGATCGCCAGCAGCAGAACACCGCGCAGTATGACGCCGACCTTAAAGCCGGTGCGTCCCCGCTGGTGGCCGGACTGGAGCAGCTGGGCCGTGGCTTTGTTGACGGTGCCAGCGCAGTCGCCAAAGACCCGACCTACCTCAGCAACTTCGTCGCCCAGCAGGTCCCTTCCCTCGCCCTCGGTCCGGCCAGCGCCGTAGCCGCCCGTGCTGAAGTCGCAGCAGGCCTCACTGGCTCAGCAGCCCGTGACCTTCTGAAGTCTGAACTCGGTAAAGCCGCGGTCCAGAAAGCCGGTACCCGTAACCTGATGGCAAGCATCGGGATCACCGAAGGCGCTGGCGCCGGTCAGCAGACGTTTGACCAGGTGAACCAGACCAGCTTTGATGATCTGCAGAAGCACTCGCAGGACTACCGTGACCTCATCGCCCAGGGCAATTCCCCTGAGGATGCCCGCGCTGTCGTGGCCCAGCGTTCCGCCAATGCGGCAACGCTTATCCAGACGCCTGCCGCTGCCCTTGCCGGCAAGATTGCCGCGAAGTTTGAGCTGGCACCGCTGTCAGGTGGTGGCGCTACCGGTGCTGCCCGCGTCGGTCATGCCCTGATGAGTACGCTCAAAGAGACCGGTGAAGAGACCCTTCAGTCCGGTGGCGGTCAGCTGGCGCAGAACGTCGGCGTGAAGAGCTACGCGGACGACACGCAGTCCCTGTCGGACGGTGTCGGTGAGCAGGCCGGTATGGGTGCGCTCGGTGCCGTCGGTTTAACCACCGCAGTCCAGGCGCCAAGCGCCGCTGCCGGCGTGGCAAAAGTCACTGCGCGCCAGACCGCTGACATGGCGAAACAGGCGGCCGGTTTCTCAATGACCAAACTGCGCGATATCGCCGAGAAGCGTACCGCGCTGAACCCTGAAGACCAGGCCGCTGCCGATGCACAGACACAGTCTGAGTCCATCAACACGGCCGCTCAGGAGTACGCCCAGGCGCAGCCGCAGGCGGCTACGGATGAGCAGGCCACTGAAGAAGCCCCTGCCGCACCCGAAGATACCCGCATTGGAAAGCTGGCTCAGCTGAACCAGTTCCTGTCACACCCGCAGGCACCGGAAGCGCAGAAGCGTGACCTGGTGGCCAAAGCCGTGGTGCAGATGGGCAACATGGTCAATGAGTACAAAGCCATGGGTGCAGAGGTAGAAGCCGATCCTGACGCTGACCACACGGTAACCCTGGGCAAGATGCAGGCGATGGAAAAAGCCTTCGCCTCTCCGGAATTCCAGAACATCATTGCCCACCAGCAGCACTACGCGCAGAACCCGATCGACGTCGCTGCTGCGGATGAAGCGATCCCCGAACAGGTCGGTACCGCAACGCCTGAGATGCAGCAGCACGCCAAAGACGTGGCGGATCAGGCGGCTATTGAGCCGGAAAAAATCCCTGAGCCGCTGTATCAGAAGGTGATCAGCAACGGTAAAGCGCTGGGCCTGAACCCGCAGCAGATTGCGCAGGTACAGGGTGGCCTGAAGGTCGCGCAGCTGTCGCAGACCAAAGGCATCGACATGGTCAATAAGGACGTGACAGAAGGCGGCAACGCCCAGTTCATGAGCCTCAAGGACCACGTGAAGGGCGTCTATGCCGGCCTCGCTGCCAATGACATGCAGAGCGCGCAGAATGCCATGACCGGCCTTCAGGCGTTTGCGCAGCACATGGCCAGCAAAGCGGCTGACTTTGACGCTGCCTACGATCGCTGGCAGGCCAACCCGGCAGCCGGTCCGGTCAGCGTGACCCGTGCCGACGGTTCCACCTACAACTCGCTGGTAACCGCGGGCCAGCAGGCGAAACCGATGTTTGCCTCCGGCAAGTCATCCGTGCTGATGGCGAAGATCCGCAATGAAGCGAAGCTCCTGGCGGACACCTACAACCAGATGCTGTCGGACCATCCGGAGCTGTCTGGCTCACCGATTTCACTGGCCCCTGCCCCGCAACAGCAGCAGGCACAGCCAGTGGCGGCACCTAAACCCGCTGCACCGGTGCGTGAATCCACAACCGGTACCGGCGTCTTTAACGGTGAGCGTGAGCTGACCCGCGCTGAGATGCAGGACCTCGCCTCCGGTGAAGTGACGATCGCCGACCTCAAACAGAAGTGGGCTGACGAAGCCGCACCGGCGCCGGCGGTACAGGAGCCTGTGGCGGAAGCAGCCCCTGAACCTGCCCGGGCAGCTGAGCCGGTACCGCAGGAATCAGTACCAGCACAACCAGAGCCAACTCCGGTGGAATCTCCAGCAGAAACCAGGGACAATGTTACTGAGCCGTTAAGTAAAGCAGACCCAGTAACTGCTAACCCAGAACCTGTGACTCCACAAACTGATGAAGCCGGGGAGCCGCAGAATGAACCGTCTGAACCATCTGAGCCTGTGGCTGATCGTGAGCCTGCAGGTGAACCTGTGGTGGCTGAAGAGGACACTCAGACGGGCGCTGAGCGACTTCTTGCTAATCTGACACCACGCCTTAGCCGCGAGCGTACAGAAAAGGAGAGCGAGGCCGATCACGAAGCCCGCGTCTCCAACGCCGTGGTGAAATGGTTTGCGCCGGCTAAAGCCCGTACCCCCTTCTCCCGCACCCTGGATTTCATGTCGAAACTCGGCGAGGCGCTGCGCACATCGGCGGATGCCACCGGTGAACTGCTGGGCCTGAAAGACGGTGAGCAGCTGACCCAGGAAAACATGGATGCACTGGAGACGCTGACCTACCTCAATGACCGGTTCCGCGATGAATACGCGCAGGCCATTGCTGCCAAGCTGGCCAAGGTCAAAGACCTCAATGCCCTGCCGTGGCGCAACAGCCCTATCCTGTATTTCACCCGCGTCAGCCAGAAAGGTGAGCTGCGTTCGCACCAGACGTCACGTCACGCCACCGATGCGATCGGCATGGCGGCGCTGAAGTTTGCCCTGGATAACCTGAACGCCACCGGGCCAACGTCACGCGAAGACCTGGCGGAAGACCTGAACATCAGCGCTGACCAGATCACCGACGCCATGATGGAGCGGTTCATGACCGGCTCGCAGGCATTCAGCGTGGTGGCCGGCCGTCTCGCCGCCTCGATTACCCGCACCATGGGCCTGAAAGCCAGTGATGACGCCCCCGGCAACATCGCCAACGGGATTCCGCTGTCGCTGGCCATGGATGCGCTGAACGTGCTGCAGAAGCTGGGCCTGGCGAAGATCGACTCCCTGAAAATGGATGTGGGTACCGCTGATGCACCGGAGATTAAAACCTTCAAATCGGTGAGTTTCGTCAACGATGAAGGCAGTGCGCTGCGCGACATCGATGCTGCGCTGGGCAGCCAGCTGGACCTGCTGTCCCGCATGATTGACCCGGAGAGCAAAGCCTCTGCGTACATCGATGCGCTGCCGCCTGTCGGTGGCGATCGGCTGGGCCGCTCACAGGTACAGAAGCTGTCTTCCCGCCTGAAGGATACTGTACGCAACCTGCAGAAAAAGGCGTTCTACCTGAACACCGACCTGCATGATCTGGTTGAGGGCATGGGCTTTGACGCCGTGGGTAAAATGCTGGGTATCCGGGAAACGGATAACCTCAACCGGATGCACGCGGAAAGCGTCGAGGGCAAGAACGTCTCCATTCGTTCAGCCCTGGCAAGCTGGCAGCGCGGCATGTCTGACCTGCAGGCGAAAGCCGGCGATCGCAACCTGGGTGACATCCCGGTGCGCTTCGCCTGGTCCATCGGCAGCAACATGCGCGCCATGCTGAACTCCACCACCTTCAACCCGCAGCGGCATAAATTCCACCGCGAGCTGATGACCGGTGAACCCCGTGCGATCACCCTGGGTGATAAAAAGCAGGTTCACCAGTTCCAGATGGCGGTAGCCCAGGCAATGGGCGTGAAGGTTGACCGCATGAGTAACGCAGCGGCCAAGGCTAAAGCAGCCGAGAAGCTGGCTGATCCGACCGTTGCCGCTGCCGTGGATACGCTGAAAGCGCACCTCGGTGACTACTCCGGCCTGACGGCCAGCGACGTAGGGGTGATCACTGCGGCGGTCGGCATTGCCGGCGAGGGCATGAAATCCTTCCATGGTCTGCTGGCTCAGGCGAAGTTCCTGCATGCGCAGGAGAATGGCGCCACCAGCTTCATGAACCATCTCACCTTTGAGCTCGACGGTAAAACGGATGGTCCGGCAAATGCCCTGGTGCATTTCGGATCGGCGCGGGGTGACAGCACCTTCTTCAGCATGCTGAAGAAAGTCGGCCTGTTCGTGAACGATGCCTCCACCGCGCTGAACGTGTTCTCCGCCGGTGACTCCGACATCTACCAGGAAGTGTCAGCGCGCATCAACAACGTGCTGAAAGCGGCGAATCCGGACAACATGGAACCGGGTGCGGTGCGTGCCATGAAGGGGCAGCTTCGTCTGCTGCAGCTGGCGGGTAACATTGAGATTGCCGATCCGGATGATATCAAGACGGCAACCGCCACCCGTAACATGGCCAAGAACCCGGTGACGCAGACCGTCTATTCTGCCGGTGACGACGCCAAGGTCCGCAGCCTCAGTAAGCAGATGCAGACGGCCGTGTATGAGGAACTCAGTAAGGCGCTGGCTCAGGGTACCCAACTTGACCAGAGCATCGTGGATGCCGTGGAGTCCCTGACCGGGAATACTGCGCTGCGCGATCCGGCGAACTATCAGGGTTTCCGGTTCTCGCCCAACGACAACACGCTGATGGAAAACCACCTGACCACCGGCATGGGTGCGGTGCTGAATACGGCGATCGGCGACGTGCTGGGTAACGTGGTGACCTCCGGCCAGACGCTGGCCAAGGCCGCTGCCGTTCAGCACCAGTTCTTCGCCGCCGCGTTCACCAAAGCCCGCCAGGCGAAACTCGACGCGCTGCGTGCTGCAGGCGAACTGTCGGGATTTGAAGATCTGTCCGCGGCTCAGGTGCAGGAAGTCTATGATTCCGTGGTTCACCTCGCACCGATTTACCACAACGCCCTGACCAGCGGCACGAACCCGCGTGACGGGATGCTGATGAGTAAAGAGGTCCGCGGCAAATTCACTGAGCAGCGCGCCGAGTCAGTCTTCGGTGACAAAACCGATATCCCGGCGCTGGACTTTGAGGCGCCAGGCGCACGCCCTGCTCCGATGATGACCATCTCCTCAGGCGATGCCACCATGATGGCGCTCTACTTCCTGAAGCACGACAACGCCCTGAACGTCTTTGACGGACTGGAGGTTATGCCAGGGGAGTTCGATGCCGCCGCGAAGGCGATCAACGAAGCGGTGTTCCAGGGCTGGCAGTTTGGCCTGATGAGCAGCATTGCCGAGTCGTATGAAGCCGGTATCCGCGCTGTCACGCCTGACCTGTTCAGCGGCCTGTCTGTGGCAGAGCTGGGCAACATGGCGCGTAACCTGCGCATTCCCGCGAAGCAGCTGAAGGGTCTCGATGCCGGTCAGCTGATGACGCGCATCATGCAGGAGGCGGAGGGAACCAACATCGATCTGAGTGACCTTGCCACCAACATCGATGCGACGAAGAGCGTCATCTTCAACGAACTGCCGACCTCGACCGACCACATGGCCGGCCACGAGCAGCCGGTGATTAACCGTGCTGATATCGCCCCGGTCACTGACCCGGTGACGCAGGTGGCCAGCCGCGCTAACGCCTACCGCATGCGGAAACGTAAAGCGGAAGATCTGCAGCTGTCGCAGAATGACACGGCACTCGACCGGCACCTCAAAGCGGTGAACCCGGGCAAGGGTGACCCTGTCACGGTGTTCACCAAAGACCAGGTCCTGCAGGCGCTGAAAGGCTACCTCGATGAGGTTGCCGGTAAGAAGGCGCGTATCCCGCAGTTCGTGCTGAGCCAGATTGAGAAGCAGCTGCCTGATGACCTGAGCGTCCATATCGGCACGCCGCAGAACATCCGCAGTCACATCCTGGCGCAGTTCCCGGATCTGGGCAGCGGTACGCTGGACCTGGTGCAGGGTATGACGTACGGCAACACGGTGTTCATCGGCAACCGCTCCGCAGAAACCATCCTGCATGAGCTGGTTCACGCCGCGACACAGAACGTGATTGACCAGTATTTCAGTGACGCCACCCGGCTGTCGCCAGAGCAGCGCAGCAGTATCGGAGCACTCAACCGCATCCTGACCGACTTTCTCTCAGAGGAAGCCGCCGGCCTGCCGGTTGAACAGCGCCGCTTTGGCAAGTCGGGCAACGTGCAGCAGTACCTGCAGATGCTGGTCACTACCGGCGATCGCACCACTGCGCTGAAAGAGTTTGTGGCCTGGTCGATGACTAACCCCTGGTTAGCCGCTGACCTGCAGGCCGTGGAGAACACGGATAAATCCACCCACATCCTGGGCCGCATCCTGAAGGTGATCGCCCGCATGCTGGGTATCGGTACCGCAGCGCAGAGCTATTTCACCTCGATCGCCGGCCACGTGCAGCAGGCCATGGGCCCTGCCTACACGCGGGACGTCACCGGCACAGCGACGGCGCTGAATCAGCTCGACCTTGATGGCCTGTTCGCCCGCCTGCGCTCCGAGCGTACGACGGTCAGTCATCAGGCGCATCTGGATCAGGTGTTCGCTAACCTCAAACAGAACCTGATTGACCGCATCACGACCACGGCGCAGCCGGTAGCCGGTATCAAAACCGCTGCTGACCAGCTGGACCTGGACGCCATCGACCCGGCTATCAGCCAGTCCGCTGCGCAGTTTATGGCGAGCGGCTACCCGATGAACGCCCAGGAAGAAATGGTGTTCAAGATGCTGCAGGCGTCACTATCCACGGCGTTTGAGGCGCACCCTGCCCGTGCCATCGAAGCGCGTAAGCTCTTCAATGAAGCGGCGCAGCGCCTGACACCGGCAGACTTTGGCCTGGGACCGATGGGCCAGATGCGCTACGACGCGCTGTTTGGTCAGGGTCAGCATGCAGATACCCAGCTGGCCAACTTCCTGGCCGTGGCCCAGGTCAACCAGCAGCTGCGTGACGCACTGCGTCAGATGTTCGTGAAGCGCAGCAGCCAGCGATCGCAGAACTGGGAAGAGCGCATCACCAAATCGGTGGATGACGCCATCCGCTGGGTGGCCAACCTCGGTACCGGTATTCGCCGCTCTACCGAAGTGCAGAAGCGCCTCGATATTCTGACGAAGAACCTGACGCACTTTGAGGCGCAGGCGAAGCAGAACGTCATTGAGAAAGCGACCAGCGGTATCGGTGATTCACTGGATCAGCTGAACAACGTGGTGAACCAGAAGAAGGCCAATGGTGCTGCCTGGCTGGAAGCCAACGCCGAGCAGCTGGCACAGAAGGTGCCGAACGCAGTCGCACAGAACTATGCCGAGTTTCTGATGCGCGGTGTGGCCGCGATGGGCAGCAAAGGGGCGAGCAGCCGGTTTGCCGAAGCGCTGACTTCCACCATTAACCAGGGCGATGCGGATACCCCGCTCGGGCCGCTGCGCTCACTGGTGGTGGAGATGATGGGCGTGACTGACTCCAACCGGGCAACGCTTGAGCTGGTCTCCCGCGCCAAGACCTCGGTGGACAAGGTGCGTCAGATCATCCGCGAGCAGGTACCGAAAATCCTCAGCGAGCGGTTCAGCGCCCCGCTGTCACAGCAGGAGTCCGCTGCCCTGCACGCCGGCCTGGGTAAGACCGATGCTGCGTCACTGCTGAAAGCAGGCTACAGCCATACCGATGTGCAGCGCCTGTTCGCTGACCAGGCGTATCTGGTGAATGAAATCAGCAATGCGTCCGCTGCGATCGTCGGCCCTCACGCTGCTTCGCAGCGCCTGGCCTCCGACGCGCTGGCGCACTTTATGGTGACGGGTGAGGTGACCAACAGCCACCTGCTGACCAATGCCTACCAGATTGCTAACCTGACCGGTACCGGTATTGCGGTGCAGTCTGCTGATGCGAAAGCCAATCAGTCGGCGCTTGATAAACTGGTGTCGCTGCTGGCGATCAGCAAACTGCCGGCACAGCAGAAGAGTGACGTCGCCGCAGTCATGGCGCGTGAGGAGAAAGCGAACCCGGGCGACAATGGCGCCACGTTCTCGCTGAACTACCTCAACAACCTGCGTGAGCGCGAGGATGCTCGCCTCAATGCGATGAACGGCATCAAGGGTGCGATGCACACCACGTTTGACGCCCATAAGTCGGTGGTCATTGCCACGGCGGCCCAGGGTGCTGAGCTGCTCAAGCGCGGTTATATCAAGGGTGCCATGGTTCAGGGTGATCCGCAGGCTAACCACGGCGTCATGCATTACTACGAGTCCTCTGAGGGCGGTCGCCCGCAGTGGAATCAGGGTGCGATGCAGACGGTGCAGGTCACGGCCGGCGGCGTTGACCCGTATACCGGTCGCATGATCACCCCGGTTTCCACCCCGCGACTGCAGGGGGGTACCCAGGTGAGTGCGCTGGCAGCGAAGCGTCGCCAGCAGGCACGAACCGGCCGGGCTTTCATGCCGAACGGTAACAACATGAATCTGCGCCCTGTCTTCGACATCAACGGCGCCACGGTGGCGTATGAATACTCGGTGCCGCATGACGTCCGGGACGCGAAGCTTGAGGCGAACACGGACTTTGGTCACAACCTGGGTGTGTGGGAAGGCCGTATTCAGGAGGAGCTGCTGAGCCAGGGCTTCAACCAGAAGCTGGTGGAAGTGCTGCACGATCGCTACACCGAGGATATGAAGACCACGGGCCGCGATAACGAGTACATCGCCATCAACGCGAAGTCCAAAGACCCGCAGGTGCGTGAGATGTATGGCCTGATGCCGGTTGAGATGAAGGCGATGGTGGAGAATGTGTTCGGGGGTGATCTGATGGTGCGTAAGGATATGCTGGATAACGCCCTGGGCTTTCGCCGTGCGTCGGTCAAGGAGATCTGGGACGGCAACAGCCGTCTGAATGCGGGGGCACAGAGTGCTGTGAAAGCGGTCTCTGAGGTGGTGATGGGTAAATCCGCTGCGCGATACCTGCGCAAAGGGGAGCGCTTCCTGCAGGAGGCCGTATCCAGTGCAAAAGACTGGATCGTCGTACGTTCCCTGGTGGTGGCACGTGACAACATCGTCTCAAACGTGACCCAGATGCTGAGCCACGGTATGAACCCTCTGCAGGTAGCGCGTAAAAGTGCCGAAGCAATGGTGCTGGTGGATGCGTATCAGAAGAACGAGCGCCGCATGAACGAGCTGTCGCTGCTGATCCAGAACGGCGTGACGCCGGCGAAGCATCCGGCATTCAACCGCGAGCTGGAATCGCTGCGTGCGGAGAACGCCCGTAACCCGGTGCATCCCCTGGTGATGGCCGGCCATCTGCCGACGATCGCCGAAGGGCTGTCTGAGAACGACGACTACAGCATGCGCAATGACTTTAACGGCTGGGTTGAACGCCAGACCGCGAAGTTACCGAAGGGTGTGACCACGGCTGCGCGCTATGCGCTGATTGCCCGCGGTACCCCGCTGTATGCCGGTCTCAACCGGATGATTCAGTATGGTGATTTCACTGCGAAGTACGCCCTGTATGACCATCTCATGACCCGGAAATCGGACAAGATGGACCAGCAGGGGGCACTGCAAATGCTGGAGGATGAGTTCGTGAACTACGCGCTGCTGCCTTCCCGCTCCCGTGATTACCTGGAGAGCATGGGTGCAACGTGGTTCCTGAACTACAAACTGCGCATTCAGAAAATCCTGCTGCGCTCGATGCGTGACAATCCGCTGCGCTTCCTGGCGATCGCCGGTGGCTTTAATGCGGCTGACGTGCCGAACGTGCTGGATGCAAACCTGGTGACGAATTCGGTGAGTCCGAACCTGGGGATGGGGGCGCTGTTCAGAGCGCATGAAACGCACCCGCTCTGGTGGCTTATCGACTGATACAAAGAATAAAGCCCTCCTATTGCTAGGGGGGCTTCTTTCCGCTGACTCCTTCCTTGAGTACAGCTACCACTATCAGAAATACAACTACGTATGGGATCGCGTAGAACAATAGTGGCAGCATCGAAAAAAGTCCAATGATCGCAGCCGTGATGAGTAGCGCCCTAAGCCAGAGCATGCGCTTTTTTACGCCGTCTGGCGGTTAAAAAGTGACACACCTTTGCTGGCCGGTCCCTCTGCAGCGATATCATTGAACGGTCCATTTTCCGGATTTTCCTTAGTCAAATCAGGTTCCTGCGAGGAGCCCTGGGTATCGACTGAAGACTTTCCCGGCAAGGCAGCACCGGTGTCCTGTGGTAACGTTTCGGAATTATCCGAAAGTGCAACAACCGGGGTCTGCTCCACAGTTTTGACCGCCTTTTCAACCGCTTCAGCGCGGCGCGGCGACTTGGTGAACTCCAGGGTTGCCCCGTATTCAGAGGGGGTTTTACCCCCGCCGCCACCGGTCAGGGCGACACTGGCGTTGGTCCCTTCAGCCAGGATGCCCAGGCCGATAATATAAAGCTGCACGGCTTCATGCAGCTCGCTTTCATTCAGGGTGATTTGCATTTCACTTCCTCGATCAGCACCTCGACGCGGGGATTACCTTTATCCACCGCACCAAAGCGGAAATTTATCTGAGCCAGATGGTGGTAGTTGTCATCCGGCAGCTTGCCGAGCTCAACCAGCGCGTCACAGAAGAACTTGTCCACCACGCTGCACACGTTGCTGACGTCGAACGCCTGCAGTGTCTTCGGGTAGACCGTGTACGTGAGGCTGACTCTGTCCATCTCAGGCAGCAGTACGATCGCATCCTGCACCAGCTCCTTGAACGTCACCTTGGCCCGGTTGAGGCTGAGGTAATGTTTGTTGCGATACTGGTTCAGATTGAGGATGAATTTTGACTTGCTGCTGAGCGGCACGGACAGGGGTAACGATATGACGTGCATAGAAAAATCCCTCCAATAGTGGAGGGATCATTCTACCAGGCCTGGGGCTTACGCCTTAGCGCCAAACAGGGAGTTTGCAGGCTTCTGAGCCTGGCCCAGAATACCGCCGCCCACACCCGGTGCGCCGGCTGAGGTGCCCGCTTTTTTGTCGGTGCGATCGGAGATCTTACCTTTATTGCGCGCTACCCACTGCTGCAGGAATTCTGCCTGCTCAACGTTGTTGCGGATTTCAGTGGTGGTGCGGCCATCTTCTGCGTAGAAGACCTTCACGATTTCGTTCTGCTCGCGGGTTTTGCCTGATGGCACGTACACGCCAGAGTTCGGTGCCGTTTCCTGGTTCACGTCCACCAGCTGCTTCTCGATAGCCAGCTTAACGCGGCCACCGTGCAGTTCGGTCAGCGCCTGAACCTTGGTCGGCACTTCCGCTTTCGCGTCGAAGTCGTACAGTTTGACGATCTTCTCTTCGGCAACCATGGCCGGCAGCTCTTTGTCGGCGATCAGCAGGCACAGCGCGTTGGCTGCGTTCCAGCCTGGCAGGAATTCTTTCTTGTCAGTCTTCTTGTTCACATAGAAGTTCTGACCCTGCTTGTTGGTCACGTAGAAGGTGTGGCGCACTTCTTTACCGTTGATGTCCGCGTGGATGGTCAGGGACTTGGAGCCGCGCTTGGACTCGCCTGCGTACGCCAGCTTGATGGTGGCATCATAGACGTCGGTGTCCAGAATAAAGCTTCCACCCAGGACGTCTTTTTCCTGCTCGACATCAGCAGCGGTTTCAACGGTTGCGAAGATTGACATTAAAGAGATGAGTGACATGTTTGATCCTTAGTTTCTGATAGTGTTTTTACGTAGTTTAAATTTTGTGAAACGTGCCACTTCACGCCGCGTGGTAGTAGGCGTTTACGTGATCCAACAGCTGCTGAGCGCAGTTGTTCATAAAGGTCTGCTTAGTGGTAAACAGGCCCATTGGTGACCGAATCCGCTCGTTCACCGTGGTCTTGGTAAGTTTCGTCTGGAAGACGTACTTAAAGCCCAGCGCCTCTTCCTCTGCGTCGATCTGCAGAAGTTCGGAGCCATAGTCCTTCAAATCCTTGATAGCGACTTTCTTCGCTGCGACCACACAGCTGAAGTAGGCTTCGATGCCCTGATTTTTCAGCGCACCTTTTACCGGCACTTTGGTCTCGATGACCATGTCGGCCTCGTTATACGTGGCCAGCGTGTGTGCCAGCACGATAACGTTCTTGGTTGAGCGGGCCACTTTATCCTGCATCAACGTTTTAAAGAACTGGTTATACGCGCCCCATGCCTGCATGGTGTTGGCGCTGGTCAGCACGTGAACAGATTCAAACATATCCATCATGAACGTCGCCGTGTCGATGATGATAGTGTGAATATTGGAATCCGTTTCCGCGTGATCGAACGCCTCCAGTACCTGGTAGGGGTCAGTGATGGTATAGCTTTGGAAATTATTTGCAAAGGGCAATTTTTTCCCGGCTTCGCAGTTCAGGTACATCACGCCTTCCTGATTGCGCAGTCCGCGCAGCGATGCACTTTTACCGGCGGCTGATGCGCCGACGATCAGCACTAAATTGTCATTTACCTGGGTCTGGCTCATACGTAGTGGTCTCCTGATACCGGGCATCCTGCCCGGGTAAAACGTTAGGGTTGGCCTGCCTGACGGGCAGCCATTTCTTTTCCGACGGTGACCAGCACGGTTGCGTGCAGTTCATCCTCCGGCAGTTTGTTACTGAGCTTTTTGTTGAAGCTGACGACCTTCTCCTGCACCTCGTTAAACGACATGCCCGCGTCCACCAGGATGCGTGCAAAGCGGTGCATCAGGTTGTTGCGTGACCCTGTCACCATACGCTGTGCAAACCAGCGCTCCAGGTTGTCCAGAGAGTCCATGCGCATAACGTTCTGGCGGAACTCTTCGTTTTTACTGGTGCGCGGGATGAACGGTAAAACGTCCATCAGCTGCCCATGGTTCACCTCGTAGTGGCCATTAGCGTGGGTCAGCCATTTACGCGATCGCTGACCGGTAGAGTCGTCAACCGGAAAAGGCAGCCACGAATACACGTTGTCCATGAACTCCTTGTATTCCGGGCCGTTCAGCTTGATGACGTAGTTGGTGGGGATGATGACGCGGAAGCGATCGCCCTCACCGTTCAGCTGGTGACGTTTGGTGGTGTAGAGCGCGTAGGTGTAATCCTTGAGCAGCTCCCGGGCCATATCCAGCGTCACGCCTTTACCGTCCACGTCGAGCACCAGCAGGTTAAAGCCAGGCAGACAGTTCTCTTCGGTGCGGTGACCTTCAGAGGCATTGCCCCGCGGCAGCGCATGGGTGATCCAGTGGTGGTCTTTCAGCTTCATCAGCGTATCGAGCTGATCGAACGGTACCGCTGTTTCGGTGGTGTACCGGTAAGCCTCATGGTTCGACCAGCTGAGCAGCAGCTCGTTGAGGTTGGTTTCCTTCAGGGCTTCCCCTGAATAGAACTCGATCCCGTCGGTGAAGCTCTTCTTTAGCACGATGTGGTTTTTGTACCCCCACGCCGTGGCCAGGGTGAGCATTTCACTTTTGGCACCCGCAGAGCCTTTGAAGAACGGCAGGCTGTCCATCATGTCTGCGTGGGTCAGTTCTGTCCCGGCAGAGGCAATGAACTTGGCCAGCTTCACGTAGTTCTTCTCGCGGTTGAGGATGCCCATCAGGGATGCGCCGCTCTCTTCCACCAGCTTGATGGCCGCCCACAGGTGGTCCATGGTTACGGTCGGTGACTCATCGACAAACGCATAGGCGCCTGCCAGCTTCATCGCCTTAAAGTAGCGGTGGCTCAGCTCGGCCTTATGGATTTCCTGGTGATCGGGCATCTCATCGGCACGGGCTTCGCAGTCGCTTTTATAACGGATGAGCTCAACGCTCACCGCCTCAGGCATCGGGATGCGCTGACCGAACTTCGACGGATCAGCCAGTAACTCAAAGTGGTTCGCCAGGCGCTCCAGCAGTTTGTTATTGGACTTATCCTTGAGGTTCGCGAAGATCTGCTCAGGGGTCAGCTTGTGCGCGGCACGCTCACGCGTTGACATCCCGAACAGGCAGCGGCGGGCATACCCGGTTTCGAGCAGCGAATAGAATTCGTCCTCTTCCTTCCCGCCATTCAGCAGCTTGGCCGGTGTCCCGAACAGCAGCATGTTGGCAGGCGTCTTGCCCTCCAGCTCCTCACCACGGACGTTCTCCGCGGTGTTCTTCACCAGCTTCTGCTTCACCAGCCCCTGGTCATACAGCTCCAGGAACACGTTCAGCGCTTCCAGGTTGTTGATGAGGTTTGAACCAATCTCATCCACCTGGAAGTTGAGTGCGCCGGCACCGGCCAGCAGCAGCTTACCGCGCATCTGCTTGATGGCCGGACCGGTGGCGGAGTCGAACGCAAACAGCGCGCCGCCGGAGGTTTTAAACTCCTTCACCAGCCCCTCGAACTCATTGTTCTCGTCGGTCTGGTTGCGCATGGCACGCTGACGGGCGATCTCCCACAGGTTGTGCTCGGCCATGATCGGGAAGGTATCCGACATGAACCGCTCACGGAACTTGTGCAGCATGCTGCCTTCGATGATGTTGGTGGAATGCCCCTTACCAAACCCTGACGGCGCCACGTTGAGCGCGTAGATGTTGATAGGCACATTGCCACGGTCCAGCGTATCGAGGCTGGCACGCATACTCGCCGCCATGGTTCCGAGGAAATAGGCGGTCTGTACGCGGAAAAACAGCGGACTTTCGTTCTGCGTCTTTTTGCAAAGCAGCTGAACGATCTCCTCCATCAGAGGATGATGTTGAACTTCATCCAGGTCTCTCATTTACAGCTCCACTATCTTCAGATCGCCAGACGCGATGAGGTCATCCTTCTGGCTACACAGCGCGAAGGCGGGGCAGTAGCGACAGGCTTTCACTTCACCGGGCACCGAACGCACGATCCCCACACCGCCCTGGTTGGCCAGGTGGAGGTTCGCTTCGTGCAGTGAGTCAAAGTTTTTGGTGCTGCGCCCTGTCTTCGTCGGGTCCTTGTAATACTTAAACACCGGATCAGAGCGCCACAGCTCATCAGCGCTGCAGAGCGGCAGCTCCTTCTCCGGGGTGTCCTGCAGCCGGCTGAGGTCGCGAAGTTTGGAGCGGATGAACTGCTCCGTTTCGCCGATCGACATCAGGCGAACAGGAAACTCAAGAACCCGAGACCGAGGATATTTAGGGTCAGATTTAGCAAAGTTCGCAGACCAATCTGTGAAAATGTACTGAATGTAGATGTAATCATCGGTGATTTTCTCCGGGTTGAGCCAACGGTAAATGCTGCCCTGCTGGCAGTATTTATGGACGTTGGTCTGGTTTTTGTAGGTGAACGTCGAGGTTGACTTGAAGTCCTGCAGGCGACCTTCGATCACCATGTCGTACTTCCCGCCGATCAGGTAGCCGTCGAGTTCACGAACGGCACGCTGCTCGATGTACACCGGCAGAATGTCCGGGTTCTCAGCGAGTTCCTCAGCTGTCGGGTTGATGCGCACCAGCTCAATGACACGGTTGGGATAGCCCAGCTTACGCAGGTTCTCCTTATAGTGATCAGGGTGCCAGGCACGCTCGATACCCGAGTGGAAGGACTGCCCCATGGCCGAACTCACCTCCCCGGCAATGTCGGGGATGCTGGTACCGGCTTTGTTAGCGCGCCCTGCCAGGATCAGCTGACGGGTTGGTTTGAGCAGGCTGGTGGCCGAGATGTATTTCTCCTGGTTCACGTGATCGTAATCGTCATGAGCCAGCCACACAGCAACCGGCAGTGAGATGCCGGAGTTATTGGTAAATCGCATCTGTTGCATCGAGCCCCCGGTTACTGTTCCGTTAATGCTCTTGCCACGGTCGGCAGCTCACGAAAGAGAATGTCCTGGATAGCCAGGGCAATGTCGCGGTGCTCTGCCTGGGTACCGTTCCCGGAACGCAGACCGGTGTAGTGAATCCAGCTGCGGATATCGCCCGTCATGTAGAGCGTGGTCGGTGTGGCCAGCGGCAACACTTCACGCGCACACTCTTTGGCGATGCCGTCGGCGAGCATGTCTTCGTACAGTCGCTGGGATTCCACGAAGTGATCGGCAATGCGCGCCAGGTACTTCGCACGGATCTCTTCCGGAATGTCGTCGATGGAGTTCTGGCGATTTTTACTGTCCTGCCGGCGCAGCGCGGGCAGCACCGCAGGTGCGGTGACCGCAGCGTAGCGCTGGCTGAACTCCTGAAAACGAAAGCTGTTATGGCGCAGCAGCTGCGGGGCGATCGCACGCGTGGTGGTAATCTCCACGGTCATGTGAGCCTGTTCGAACACAGACCAGTGACCATGGCGGATGCAGTAAGCCAGCAGACCCGCAACGTTCGCGTTGTCCTGGTTCGCCGGATTACTGACGCGGGCAATGAAGCCCATCAGCTTTTCGGCGTCTGGCGTGATATTAATAAGTTTGACGTTCATGACAGTGCCCACGTGATCAGCGCCCAGCACAAGGCTGAACCGATGAATAACAGGGACCATGAGCAACGGACGGTCAGCCCATTTTTAGATTTTTCGGAATTATCCTGGTTCATTTTCAAAATTAACCTAATAAGCTGACCTGGAGTGTGTACTCAGGTCCCAAATTACGGACTGCGACCGGCCAGGGTGCAGTCCGTTCCCTACCCCTGAATCAGGGTAATGTTGCTACTGATTTGGTCTTCTTCAGAATGCGCCCCGCGTAGTGAGCCATCTTCTCAGCGTCATATAACGCCGACTGACCAGGTTTACCGTTGTCCTGCCGGGCAGCTGCGGTACGCCACAGTGCTTTGAACAGACAGCCCTCATCAAACGTCATACCAAGTGCCTGGATAATGTCTTCGCACTCTGCCTGATAAGGCGCCTGCTCTTCGCGCTGCGGGTACGTGACCTGCGTCAGGTAATAATTCACCCGCCCGCCGGTCAGCGCCGCCTTTGTCCCGTTCGGATCACCCGGTAAACCGCCTCCTGGTGTAACGCGACGTTCCGTCATTACACCGCTTCGGCTTCAGGTTCCACGCTATCAACCGCCGCATCAAATTCCGCAGCAGTCATGTAGCCCAGCTCAATACGGCCGGTCAGCGTGACAGCGGTGACATCGATGCCAGGCATGATGTCCTGCGCGTTGCGGATCGCAGATTGTGACGCCTGCTTCAGCACCAGCTGAGTCAGGTTCGGGGTATCACGCGCCACCATGACCTGAACGGTCAGCGGCTTGTGATGGGTCGATTCGATCAGGTGTGACAGCAGCAGGTAATACTGTTTTTGTGCTTCAGCGGACATGGTTTTCTCCGTGGTTATGCGGCTTCGGGCTGCATATGCGCAGCCGCCAGCTCAATGATTTTTTCTTCGGTAACCCCGTTGGGGATCACCATTTCGTTCGACCAGTCTGGGTAGAACACCGACAGATCGCCGCCGAGTTTGACCTCGTCGTGCCAGATGAGCGGGTCATCCTGCCACTCGACTTCCTTAACCAGCTCCTCGTTCATCCACCGTAATAAGTGTGAATTATTACGTACTAAGTAATACTGAGCATCGTGGATCTGGGCACAGGGGCGGATGTCATACTTCCACTCGCTCTCGCGCACCTTCTTCATAAACGCCATGGCCGAGCGGCTGTTGAGTAAACCCCAGCTCTGGCCCAGCGCATTGCCGGCGGTACGCCCTTCGGCTTCCGCTTCGTACGGCGTTCGGCTCGTGCCGAGCACGACCTGCGACAGCAGGGGCGTGCGAACGCGCAGGCCGAATGCAGCGGTGACATAACCATCGCTACAGGCCTGCTGTACTTGTTTGGCAACCCACTGATCACTCACCACATAGAGCTCGTGATAGCGTTTCTCGATCATCTGAGCGAAGTCTTTGGAGAAGCCTAAGCTTCCCATGAGCCCGTGATACGTCCCGCCATAGGTCAGCAGGAACGTCGGGGTTTTCGACTTCTGGCGCCAGTCGGGGTATTTGTCCGCGATCGAATTCACGGACTCCACCGAGGTCGGGTCGATGTCAGGCATTTCGTCAGCAAAGTAGGCCTGCGCCCGCAGGCAGTGACCGTCGTAGCCGTCGGTGTATACCTTCAGCTTGTTCGGGTCTTTGGTGGTGAGCGCAGAGATGCGGTCTTCCAGGGACGAATAATCCAGGCCGACAAACAGCCAGCCTTCGGGGGCTGCAAACATCTTCTTGATGACTTTCGCGTACTTCGAGCCGGTGGCCGGCAGGTTCTGCAGGTTGGGGCCGTTACTCGACAGGCGACCGGAAACGGTGCCGCCGAGGTTGAAGTTCCCGTGCAGATAGTGCCAGCCGTCGGCCGCCTGTGGCGCTGCCTCAAATGCCGGGATAAACGAGGTGAGGATCTTATCGACCGCTTTGAAGTCGATGAGCCCCTCAAGCAGCTGCTGTACGTCCGGGTCCTGCGTGTGATGGACCAGCTTCTTCAGCGTTTTGCCACCAGTGGCAGGGAGCTTCGAATCGGTATAGTCCAGCACCGGCAAACCAAGAACCTCATACAACAGCTTTTGCAGCTGCGGACCTGAGCCAGGGTTAAACACTTCTTTGGCGTCGTCGATCGTGACGCGCTTCTTCTTCAGCGTGGCGTTTTTCTCCGCCACCCACTCCTCATTCATGATGCGCGTGAAATTAAGCACCGCGTTGGATGAGCGGATGCGCTTAATCGCACTGTCGCGATCGGCCTCCAGCTGCACCTTACCGATTTTTACCTGCGCCATATCGAGCGGGAGCCCGGTCAGCTGCATCTGGATGATGTCCTTGATGGCAGGCTTGAACAGGTTCTCGTAGATATCGAGCTGGTTATCCTGAACCAGGGTATGCCAGTGTTTCTCCAGGGCAAACCAGGTTCCGAGACCATCGATAAGGTTGTACTGAAGCAACGTGTCAGGCTCAATCAGCGTGATGTCGTCAATGTCGCCCTGGGCATAGTTGCCACAGAACTCCTGAGCGACGTCTTTCAGACTGAGTTTGTTGCCGGCGCAGCTGTTGGTGGCCAGATACGTAATGAGTTTTGTGCAGTCCCAGTTGCGCAGCATGATGTCGAGACCCTGGATCAGACCCTGGGTGTCGAGCAGATCACGCATGAACAGCTGGTAAATCAGCACGTACGCATCGAATGAGATGTTGTGGTAAACCGCCCTGCCGAGCCAGTTCGTGAAGAACCACTTCAGCAGTGCGCGAACCTGACGGCGTTCCGCCTGGTTGCGCAGGTGATCAACACGAAAGGCGATGCCTTCGTGCTTACTCCAGCAGAAGCAGATAGTGCCGATCCCCGCCTTGTAGTGCTTGAGCCCATAGGTCTCAATGTCCACAGTCAGGTCCGTCTTCTCCTGCCAGAACTTCGTCAGCCAGGTCTCGATTTCCGCCACCGTCTGCGGATAGTCCGCATAGTGGATGATGTCGATGCCAGGCGGCTGATACGTGTCCCGCATCCCGTTGACCAGAGTCTCCAGCGCCGTGTCGATTTTCGGCTGCAGCGAGGGGTCATAGAACAGCCCGGAGTAGTTCGGGCAGTAAATGACGTTCATGTGCTCGAAGCCTTCGAACACACATTTCTCGATGTAGCCAATGTGGCGATCGGCTTTGGTGCATTTGGTCAGCGTCTTGAAATACTCGGCGTCACAGACGACCAGCCACTCCACCTGCAGGGCTGCAAGTGTCGGGAGCAGGTCAACGCTGAGGTACTCTTTCTGCCGGGTAGCGGGGGTTTTCTTCCCTGTTGTCAGCAGGTCGTAAGCCAGGATGGTGGAAGGGTGTACGCCCAGATTATTCAGGGGATCAACATAGTTGGCCCGCAGCTCCTTTTGACGGAGCTGGAGTGGTTTCGTGAGAAAACACACCGGGTACTTAGTCCCTTCCACGTCAAAAGTGGTGTAACGCATAGGCCATCCATCCTGCGCATATCATCAGAAGGGGTGTATTTATAATAGGATTAATCCTAAAAGACAAAATCTTTAAAGTGGTCAGACCAGTCTTATAACTAACTTAGGATAAATCGCATCCCGATATATTTAAGTTGTAGTTTCTTCACCTCTTCCGTCAGCGGGTAGGTCACCTCGTCGGCAGCCGTTATGCCGTTAAGCGGCTCAAATGCACGGTCCGAGATAATGACGGAAAGCACCTCCTTCATCAGGTTGGCTCTGAGTTCGCCAAGCTTACGGGCACGGGGTAGCATGTTGCGGTACCAGCTCATGACAGTGTGGCTTTCGTGCTCAAAGGTGCGCTGCAGCGCCAGGTAATCCTCCATGCGCTCATGCAGCTCGTGGTGCAGCTGCGGCATGCGGTCATATTTGGCGCCGGCGCGGGACGGGAAAAAGCGATCGTCGTACATGAAGCCCATGTCGCAGCCGTTCAGACGTTTGTGATCGCGGTGAATACCCTTCAGCAGATGCTCAAGGTGTGCGAAGGCGGGCCCGAACAGGACTTTGTGGATCGCCCCCATGAAATAGTGGCTGTCGTACTCCTGGTAGCGTGACGTCTTCATCGGCGCCCGCCCATTTCGCGGTGGATGGCCAGCGTCATGTTCCACAGGTTCTGCACGAAGCTGAACAGGTACATGTTGCGGTTGTGCGGCGCCCGGCTCACCGACGACTGCGGGTGAAACCGGATGTAGTGCTTCTCGAACACTTCGCGCAGCAGCTGCTCTGGCTGGTTCAGCCCTTCCGTCGGGACGCCCGTCTCGCTGATCACCACGTCATCGCGGACCTGCGCCCAGGGGTACCAGGCGTTCTCATGACTGTTGAAACGGGATATCACCCCTTTGGATTCTTTTACCAGCCCCATTTCAGCGAGCTTATTAACAAGGGCGTTAGGATTGCGGCCGTGAACTTCGCACAGCTGCTGCAGCGACATGCCGGCATCGAAGTCGCGCCGTAAGTCATAGCGCTGACGCTGATACCAGGGCTGCCCAAAATTGCGGTACATATCGCGTTTACTCATGAGACACCTGATAAAAAATAAAGGCCCCGAAAGGGGCCTGGTTAACGTTACTTCCGCCAGCGGGCAAAGCCCTCAGCGAGAAAATAGATCCCGAGCAGTAGCGAGACGATCGCATGCCCGGCACAGGACACTTTGTGATGAGCGGTCGGGTACAGCAGAACCAGCAGAATGTGGTCTGACAGGAACCAGAAACCTAACACCAGCTGAACGCTGATGGGTCGGGTAAAAAGCCTCATGCTGCCTCACGGTACTGAGTGGCATAACGCCTGTTACAGTAAATGGCGCGGTTGGCGGCCCATTCCTTGTTTTCTGTTTTTCTGGCGTGCTTGTTAGCACTGATCCAGAGTTGGGCAGCAACTCCGTAACTGCCCAGTTTTTCCTGCTCTACGGCACGTGCGGCCAGCTCAGCAAATGTCATGCGGCGTTCCCCTGGTAGCGTGGTGGTAATTCCCCATACAGATAAACTTTCTTCGCAGCACGCGAATAAGCGACGTACAGCATCCGGGCAGCTTGTGCAGGGTTATTACAGAGGCCGATGTCGCCAAGGTCGATATAGACCGTGTCATACGTCGATCCCTGGGCCTTATACACAGTGGCGGCCTGAGGCATACGCAGATCTGCATAGGTCTGTTTGAGGTTGAAATAGGTTCCCCACTGGCGGGCGTTAGCGAGCTGCTTGAGCGCCCAGGTGACCTGCGAGAAGTCCACCGGCTGAATCAGCGTGCCGGCCGAGGTCTCCAGCTTATAAACGGGGATGTCCCAGCCCAGCGCCTTGAGCTGCGGGCACATGTACTGCTCGCCGGTTTCACGCACCTCCACCACCTGCTCGATGCGGGTGCTGCGGTTCTTGCCTGAAACCACCACGTTGTTGCAGATCAGCGTTTCATGTTCCTGATACTGCGGCGGCAGCCCACGGGACTCACGGATGTAGGCGTTGTACGTCTGCACCCGGTTATTGGAAAACGCCAGGATGCGCTTATCGAGGCCATCCTGAAGCACGAAATCGTTATTGAGGCGGAACTGCATTTCTTCTGCAGACAGCAGGACGATGTCCTGACCGTCGGGGATCACCGGCGTAAACCGGCCGGACTTCACCACCTCGCGCAACTGGCGGCAGACGGCGCCCAGCGCCGGCACGCCGCGGTTGCGCACAACCTCTTCCATCTCTGCCATCTCGACCTGGTCGTCAGGCATCGAGAACACTTCGCTCTCGTCTTCAAAGACGGAGGCCATCTGGCAGCGATCGCCCATGAACATCACTTTGCAGTTCACGGTGCTCTCTTTGATAATTTTCAGCAGCGCCCTGTCCACCATCGAGCATTCGTCGATGACGATCAGGGTGTTGCGCACGAGTTCGAAGTCGCGGGACTTCACCAGACGTGTCTGGCCAGTCTCGAAGTCATTCTTCAGGTTGAGCTTCAGAAAGCTATGGATGGTACCCACATCCTCAATACCCTTTACGCCACGCATTGCCTGCTGCATGACTTCAGCAGCTTTATTGGTGGTGGCGGTAATGGCCACCTTCTTGATTGGCTCACCGCCCATCAGCGCCAGGATACCGTTCGGGTTCTTCACGGCTTCCAGCATGTGCTTCAGGATGAAGGTCTTGCCAACACCTGCAGATCCGGACAGCACCATATACGGCTTATTTCCCAGCATGAAGGCAGTGAATTTGGCCAGTGCATTCCGTTGGTCGTTGGTCAGGGTTACGCTCATTCAGTGACTCCCATGAGGTTCATGATGCCGAAGTGCGTAACCGCCTCGTCGGACAAAATAGTGAATTGGATGTCGTCCTTTTTCAGCGGACGGACAGAATCGGTGGTACCGCTCTCCAGCATTCTGGCGCTCTGCAGGCCAGCCAGAACCTGCATTCCGGCGTCGTAAGGCAGTAGCAGCTGGGTGGACCAGTTCATGCGGATCAGGACGTGCATGGCAGAACTCCATAAAAAAGGGCCCCGCAGGGCCGGAGACAGAATTGGTAAACCGCGGCCGGCTTAACAATGCGTTCTCGCCGCCAGGCGGCTCTTCCCGGCAGAACCAGAAAGAGCGCGCCCGGATCAGGCAGCGGTAATCAGCCCGCTGGCTATCTTTGCGCCGTAATCCGTTTCGATGGTGTTGATCGAAATGATGAGGTCCTTCACCACCTTCTCAGGTCGCTTCGCATCGGCAATGGCCGTCAAAACCCTGCGGGTTTTGGCCGTCATGCCTCGCTCGCGGAAGATCATGCTCCGGGCACACTGCGCAGCAGCGAAGTCGGGAGAAAGCGGACTGTTGTGAATACACAGCAGAATGGAGGTCACGAAACGGACCAGCTCATCGAGGTGTTGGGCATTATCAGAAGGGGGCATCGTGGCGAGGACGAACTGAATGTTGTCTGAGCACACGTCCCGGTAACGGGTTCTGGTCATCAGCGCTTCCTGTGAAGTTCAGCGCGCACTCGTTTCTCGTGATCTTCGCGGCACTCTTCGTCGCAGTAGATTCCGGGGACGGGTGCTTCGCAGTTGTAGCAGCTGCCGATCTTCGGCAGCACGGGTTTGCGGTGAGTCAGTGCAGCCTGGGTCATGGCTTCCACATGCTCGTTAGCTATATCAGCGACATCACGCATTTTAGGATTATTCCGATAGACAAAATAAGATACGCGATTTTACCCATCGTGATCGCAAAGTCCATCAGGACATCATGAGTTCCTGCATTTTTTCCCGGCCGAGGGCGCGGACGATCATGCAGGTGTCCACATCGAAGAGGCCGATGTGGCATTCCTTGGCGCTGATGCCCAGCTGCGCGGCCAGCCACTCGTAGGCTTTGGTGCGGGACATGTAGCGGAGCTTCCAGATCTGATCGAAGGCGCCGTGCGCCTCTGACCGGGCATTACGCAGCTCAGAGTTGGCCAGTGAGCCGTACGGCTTTGTGGTGCCTTCATGGCAGCCCACATGGGCTTTGCAGGGCTCACAGCGCCAGAAGGCTTTATCTGTCAGCTGTGGCAGGTGCGGGAACAGGGTCAGGCCATAGACAAGCTTCGGGGGTTTATTGCAGTACGGGCAGGGTTTACTCATGGGGGTTACTCCCTCGCCTCAAGCATGGAGGCCTCTAACAGAAACATGCTGATCAGCGGGTTATCCACATCGACATCCCAGATGGGAGCGTCCGGATGCCCGATATTTTTGATGTAGGTGATCACGAGGTTCTTCGACGCTTCAAACGCGTCGGCGGAATCCAGTCTGAGCACGCTATAGCCGAAAGCGCTCATTCTGACCCGCTGGCCAATATGAAAGGGCGGGTGGATATTCATTGGGGTACTCGCTGACTAAGGTGAAACTCCGGTGCCAGTCACTCAGCGGGCGGGACCAGTCGGTGCGGGTATCCGCATTCCGGTAAACCACCGTAGGGGGATATTCCGCTTTTGTGCTGGTGGTGTTGGTTAACATTAAAACGAGGTAAAGGTTACCGTTACGGTGTCTCCAGGACTGACCTGGAATAACTGCGGGGTGCGGC